CCTGATCGGCGAGGCCAGTGAACCTCTCTGCCAGATGCCCGTTGGGCTGAACAAGATCGGAATGGTGCTGCTGGGCGGGCTGAACCCCGTGGCCGCCGCCGAGGAAGCGGGCATCGAGGCGGAGAACATCTCCGAGAGCGGAACCGTCGACCTCCATCAGCTCGTGAACTACCGCGAGCTCTAGGCCTCAGGCTGGACAGGCGCGCTCTCCAAACCGCACCTCCATCAAAGGGCCCGGGTCATATCAACTGCCGGTCCCAATAATCGAAAGTCTCTAAATAGACTTCAGAATGGGGAATTTGCCGGAGCTGGTTCCCCAGCCGGAGTTTCGCCATGTGTTGGGGGCTGGTATGGCAAAGCCGCTGACCAATTTGGCCAGCGGCCATCACTTGACTATTGGCGACCCCGAAGGGATTCGAACCCTCGATCTCCACCGTGACAGGGTGTCACGTGAGACGGGGCGAAAATCGGGGTCGCCTCGATGGCTGGTCAAGGCAGTGAAAGCGGCGTAGGCAACGGCGGTCTGTCCCGCTGAGAAGAGACGGCATCCTGTATCCGCAGGGTGCCGTCTCGCCGTCTAAGGAGGGCGTCAGGTGGCAAGGAACGCAGGAAGCACAGCCACAGCGGAGAAGCCGAGGGGGGCGATCAAGACGCCGCCCGTGACGGCCGCCTACGAGGTCGAGGTGCCGCCGCTCCTGGAGTACTGCGAGATCTGCGGCACCACCAAGAACCTCGAGCAACACCACATCATCTACCGCAGCCGGGGCGGTGGCGACGAGCGCGAGAATATCATGACGCTCTGTGACCGCTGCCACGGGAACGTCAGCCAGGAACGCTGGCACCTGGAGTACGTGGAGCCCGAGGCCGGCGACCTGATCGATCTCCCCCAATGGCTGGTGATCGATCCCTCTCTGCCCGAAGAGCAGCGGGTGATCTCGCGCTGGTATCAGCCCTGGTCGGGGTCGCTGGACGTCCTGAACACGGCTCTCGGTCAGCACGCCAGCATCGCCGGACCGCTCCAGGTGAAGGCGGTCGCCGCCCTGCGCTGGGACGATCTGAAGGCCGTCGATCAGAACCTCGTCGAGCACGAGGGCTGGTCGCACGTCGTCCGCGCCGCCTTCTACTTCTACTGCCGGCAGCGCTCGACCTACGGCGAGGGCTGGGCCGAGGGCGTCGCCAAGTTCTTCAGCGTCAGCCGCAGCCTGGTGTACGCGCGGGCCCGGATGTTCGAGATCCTGTTTCTGCCGCACGCTGAGCGGATGGAGCACCCGCCACTGCCTGTGAGCTACCTGGAAGTGGTCGCCCAGGCAGCCGATCCCGAGGCCGCCCTGCAGCTCGCTATCACCAACTTCGAGAAGGGCGGCTACTCGCTGGCGCAGCTCAAGGCCGATCTCGGCCTCGACCAGGCGCCAAGCTCAGAGGGCGGTGAGGAGGTATCGTTTACCGCCCACGCCATCAGATGGGTCCTCTGCCCCCACTGCGACCACCAGCAGCGCGTGGACCTGAACGTTCTCAAGAGGCAGGGGTCCGATCCGTATCCGGACAAGCCGGTTGCCGAGGCTGCGGGTCTGTAGACACGTTCCGTCACACGAAGCAGGAGGGCACATGGCGAAGGGGGACTTCCGCCGCGGCGTCGCCGCCATCGAAGACGGTTACACCGCAATCCCTAAGCTGATCCAGTATGGCATCGCAGCGGCTGACCTGACGCCGCTGCAGACCCGTGTCTGCGCCTTCCTCGCCCTCCAGGTCTATAGCTGGCGCCGGGACGACGGTCACGCGGCGGTAGCCCCGAAGCAATGGCGCGCGATGTTCGGCCCCAACTGGGCATACGCAAGGCGCGCCGCCCACCGACTCGTTCGCTCCCATGTCCTCCTGCTTGAGGCCGGCCAGTGGTCGTTCAACCGGCTGATCTTCGAGTGGCCAGGCGTGGGCCCGCCGCAGCTCGAGATGGCGCTGGAGACCGGCTGCCTTTACATCGTGTCGGGAAATTCCCAGGCGGGATACGGGGCCTGTCCAGAAGGGATAACCCCTACCATCCGTATAGGGATGAAGGGTCTATCCCATCCTGCCACGAACCATAGGAAACAAGAAACAGAGGGGGACCACCACCATGCCGATCACGCGCAACGCCGGGGAGACAGCGACGGCCTTCAGGCTGAGGAAGGAGAAGGGCCGGCGGCTGATGCTGCGGGCGCTGAGGGGGGTGTACGGCCTTCAGGTGGCCGACAACGCGTCGATCGCCCAGCTCGAAGCCCTGCTGCAGCAGCAGGAGGGGCCCAGGCACATCGCCGGCGTCCTGACCACGGCACTGCCGAAAGGGTCATGCGAGAGATGGGGTGGAGCCCCTGATAACGGCTGTGAGAAGTGCCATGGTATCGGCGGCATGGGCGATGTGGTCTATCCGGCAGAGGGCGCCGGCATCATCGTGGAAGGCTTTGGGGGCAGGCCCGGTCCCATCACGTTCTCTGAGTACTGCGACTGCGCTGCCGGGCAGAGGCGTCAGGCGCAGGATGCGGAGCGGCTTGAGGTGTACCGGCGCGCGCAGGTGGCGAGGATGTTCGACGAGTCGTGCATACCGCGCCGGTTCCTGGATCACACGCTGGCGTCCTTTCCAGGCGACCGCAAGGCGCGTGAGGCGGTCCGCGCCTGGATCGAGCGGAAGGCTGGCGCGAACCTATTCCTCTGGGGGCCTTACGGCGGCGGGAAGACAGGGCTGGCCGTGGCCGCGCTGAAGGGGCGGCTGGGTCAGGGGCAGGCAGGCCGGTTCGTGGACTGCCAACTGCTTATGCAGAAGATGAGGCTGAAGCGCAGCGATGCGGCGGCCGTGGAAGCGTTGATAGGCAACTGCCTGATCGTGCCGCTGCTCGTCCTGGACGATGTGAGGACGTCGGAGCGGACAGGCGACGACTCGTGGGTGGTCGATTTCGCGCTGGAGAAGCTGACGCTCCTGGTGGGGACGCGCTACAACGCCGGCCTGCCGGTAATCGTCACGACGAACTACGACCCCGTCGCTCTGACGGAAGACGTGGGCCCGCGCCTGGCCAGCCGGATGCAGGAGGACGCGCTGATTGTCGAGGTGAAGGGACCATCGTTGCGGCGCGTCGCCCAGGTGCCGGTGGGGTTGTGATGGACGGCGAGGTCGTGACTGACGGCAGGTTCGAGATGGCGGACGCCGCCGCTGGCGAGCTCTTTAACGCTGTGGGCCACGTGCTTCGTAGTCACGTCGGCCGGCTCTGCTTTACCGCCAGGAAGAGGATCGCCGCGGCCGTCTTCGACACGATCATCGCGGCTGGCGAGCGAGAGATAGTCGCCTTGGAGGCACGCCAGCGGGAAGAAGCGGAAGGCGCGGGAGGGTTGGCATGAGCCACCTAGCCGAAGGAGGTGTACCGTGCGAGAGGCAAGGCGTAGCGGAGGAGATACACGCTGAGCCGCCGAGTGGCGGTGGCCGGTTGGCTGCTTCTGATAACGGTCGCCGTCGCTGTATTTGCGAGAGGAGGTGTTGACTACGCTGACAGAGATCCTGAGGGTGCTGGTCTATGGGGCCGTGGCAGTGTGGATAGCCTACTTGTGGCTCGGCCTGAGCTCGTGGTGCCTGCGGCGGCTTCACCAGTTGTCGTTCCGGCTCCGACGCCGCAGCCGGTTGCGCCGGCCATACCCATTCCGGTTGCTGCTGTTGTGGTGTCCGGGGCACCAGCGCCACCTCGCTTTCCCAGCACCGCCGAGGCGTTCCTGGCCGGGTACCGCGCCGCAGCCGGTCCGCCTGAGTGGGGGAGCCACTTCGTCGAGGTGGTCGTCCCGTGTGAGTGCCCTTCTTGGGACTGCGGCGAAGGACGTCACTACGGCCTGCTTCAGTTCGATCCGGGCACATGGGCGAAGTGTAGGCGCTCGCCGGACGCCGACCCCCTAGACCCGTTCGAGCAAGGGTGGTGCGCGGCCACCTGGGTGAACATGGGCGTCGATCCCGCCGGGACAGGCGGGTGGGCCAATTGCTGGTGACAGCAGGAAGGAGTCCGAAGTCGTGACGTTACGTATTGGAGACCGGCTGCAGCGGGTAGGCAGGCCGATGCCTGCTGGGGTTGAGGAGGTGGGCCACGTCGAGTACATGGTGCTGGACGTCTCGCCCGCCTTCGAGGACGAGGGGGCGACGAGATCAGGGCCACCAGTGGAAGGCTCCGACCCGCGGGCCGTGGCCGTGGCTGGCAACCAGGTGCAGCTCATCAAGGTCCGGCTCGTCGGCAGGCCAGTGTACGCCGCCACTGGGGCCCCTGCCGAAGAGGTCCCGCTTACCGAGGCGGCTGCCGAGGCCCCCGCAGAGGCGGCTGAAGGCGAGCCCACAGGAATGGACGCCGAGGCCGAACAGAAGGACGCGCTGGCCGAGCCTGAGCCCGCGCTCGCTGAGGCTGGTGCGGAGAGCCCCGCCAACGTGACCGAGGGCGATCTGACTACGGCATCCGAGCCGCCGGCGGCCACGGTGGAGGAGATCGCCGAGACCGCCGAGGCTGCTGAGACGGCGGCTGCCGAGGCTCCGGCCGAGGCGGGAGAGCAGCCCCGCCCCTGGTGAGGTCCATACTCCGGCGCAGGGGCAGGCCCCGCCGCGCGTTGCCCGGAGACGTGGTGATCGAGGCGGTGTCCTGCCCCGTGCACGGTCCGAAGAAACGGCCACGGGTCGCGTCGGCGCTCTTCTCGAAGCTGCCGGCGTCCGTGCCGACCTGGTATCTCCTGTACGTGCACGTCTGTTTCCAGTGTGGCCGCGAGGTAGACATGAAGGTGTCATGGGCAGAGGCCGATGGCAAGCAATGACGACGGGCGTGTCCGTGTCCTGCACGTTAGGGTGCCGGTCGAGCTAGTGAAGGCCGTTGATCACTACGCCATAGAGAAGAGCATCTCCCGCCCCGAGGCGCTGGCCCGTCTGCTGCGCAGAGGTGTAGAGGCCACTATCGAGGACCTGGGGAAAAAGGATGGCAAGCAAGCGCCACGTTAGGTACCTCTCCTGTGGCGACAAGATGGCCTACACCAGCGAGAGCGCGGCGAAAGAGGCCGCCCGCCAGTTGGGTCGAAAGGGGAAGGCCTGGCTGTCCCCCTACCGTTGTCGGTTCTGCCGCCGATGGCATGTGGGCCACATGCCTCACGAGGCGAGACGGCGGATAGCGGTCTGATGATCTTCCCTGCCCGCATCGTCGAGCAGATCCTGGCTGGCGAGACCGCCGAGGTATGCAGGCCGGCGGTGAGGCCGAACGGCCGCATGATGGCTTACCACGTTGGCGGTGTCTATCCGCTACAGCCGGGTCGGTTCGCACCGCACGTCGGGCACATCCGCATAGAGACGCTGGAAATCATGCCCCTGGGCGCCCTGAAAGCGCATGGGGAATGGGACGTGCCCGAGGCGTGGGACGACGGCCTGCTGCTGGCGGTGATGAAGGTGAAGGTAGAGGCGCCATGCCCACGTTGCGGGTGAGCAGACCGAGTGGGGAAGCCCTGCACAAGAGCCGTCTGCGGCTTCGCTGGCACTACTTGTTCTGCGCTGGTTGTCGCCACAGCCGAGCGCCTTTCCTGATGGACAGACCGGTGCGTCTTGAGTTTCACGGCCAGGCGCGCTTGCAGTGGGTGGGCCCGCCGATATGGAGGCTTTGGTGTGAGCCTATCGAGGTGCAACGGTTGCCATGACGATGTCTGACGGCTTCGACTGGCGCGCTCTCGAGGAAGAGATGCTCCGCCCTATCCCTGTAGCAGAGCGGACGCGGCTCGAGGTCTGCTTTGAGCAGTGGCCTGGCCCGTACACCGTTAGGAAGCCGCTAGACGCCCTAACGGTCGAGGAGCTGTACGACTTCATTCGCCGGGGCCTGTTAGAGCTTGAGAGACGAACTGAGGGGCCCATGAACGCCGCTCTGCTGCTGCGGCGGTTTGCGAGAAATGGGCGACGAGAGGAGAGCGCCTGATGACGACGCACGAGTTGAAATGCTGGCCCGAGTCCTTCAACGCCATCGCCAGCGGCCGGAAACGGTTCGAGGCCCGCATCGACGATCGCGGCTACCAGGTCGGCGACGTCCTCCAGCTCCGGGAATGGGACCCGAGCACGCACGACTACACAGGTCGGGCGCTGGCCGCTACGGTGACGTACCTGATGCGCGCCACTCCTGAGCATCCGCTACCGCTACCGCCTGAGGTGGTGATCATGTCGCTTGCCTGCCGGGGCGATCTGATGACCGGCGTGGGCCCCGACCTATCCTCTCTGGCCTACCTGTCCGAGGTCCGTGTCCCTCTCGGCCTTGACGAAGCGCGCATCCAGACGTTGCGGTTCGCCGCCGGCCTGATCGCCTTCGCGGTGCAGGTTACGTCTGAGTCCGCCGACTTGTCAGAGCTTCAGGTAGCCCTCGGTATTGTCAAGAAGGTTCGAGGCTGGATGGAAGACCAGGCAGCGCTGAGAGGGAGCGGTGAGGAGCATCAGCCGGGCTGAGTTCGACCAGCTCGTCTGCAATCGCTGTGGCGACTGCTGCGAGCAGGTCTGCCTGTCACGACCGCTGAACCTTGTGCTGTCGGTCCGCGAGAGGAAGTGGGACGGGCAGGCTGTCCTGGTGGACGAGCCGACGGCCGCCTGGTTCCGCGACCTGACCTATCTAGGCGAGCGTGACGGGACGCACCTGTACCGCTGCCGGCGCTTTCGGCGCGAGGCTGACGGCACCGGGACCTGCACGCGATACGACGAACGGCCGCTGCCTTGCAGTCAGTTTCCCTACGGCAAGTCGATGGCGGGGACAGACTGGTACGCGCCGCGCTGCGTGTGGCACGTGCTGATTGAGGGCGAGAGTGAGTGACGAGACTGCGCCGCTGGTGATGGGCCTCGACCCGTCCCTGTCCAGCACGGGCCTGGTGGTGATGCGGAAGCGCGCCGTCGTCCACTGGCGCCTGGTGACGACGAAGGGCGAGGACCGCGCCCAGCGGCTCCTGCAGCTCTACGACGCGACGGCGGAGGTGATCCGGCAGCACCGGCCGGTGGCCGCCTTCCTGGAGAAGCCTGGCGGCTGGGCCCGCTCGTCCGAGACGAGTATGCAGCAGACCGTCGAGGTGCTGGCCCAGGCCCGGGCCGCCTGCCTGCTGGCGTGCGCCGCCGAGCGGGTCACGACGTACGAGATCGCCGTCGTCTCGATCCGCAGCATCATCAGCTTCCGGCAGCGGAAGGGCACGCCGAGCAAGGTGGCGGTCCTGCGCTATCTGCAGCTCCTGGGGATTCCTGTGCCTGACAGGGATGGGACGCCCCTCGACGACATCGCCGACGCCATCATGGCGGCGCTCTGGGGCCAGCTCAAGCTCACCCAGCACACCGCCCTGGCTCCTGAGAAGAGACAGCCTCGCAAGAGAAGGCCACCGGCGCCTCGACGGTTCGCTGGTCTGTGAGGGAGGTAGTTGTGAATGACGCCGAGTTGACCGCTGCCGCCGCTCTTCTCCAGGCCGATGTCGCCTTTGTCCAGGGCGCCAATGATCACCGACGTCTGATGGGGGAGAGCCCGGCCTACAGCATGGATCGATCCTGGGAGAGCTACCAGGTTGTCGAGGACGAGCTGACCCGTCGCGGGATTCTCAGGCCGCGGGCGCCGGTCACTTAGGCTCTTTGAGACGGGCCCGCGTTCCGCTGCCCGGGTAGGGGTAGTGGATGCGGAAAGACGGGATGACGCGGTGGACGTGCACCGTCTTGTAGAGAAGGCCCCTCGACCTCACCGCCCAAGAGCGCTGCAGCTCGGTCCCCGGGATGGTGAAGACCGTGTTGTGGACGATCACGATGCGCTTGCGGGCCACCCGCCTGAGCTCGAAGATCCAGGACAGGCCAGCGTCCAGCCGCTCCCGCTTCGCCCACGGCGGATCGCAGATGACCGTATCGAAGCTCTTGTCCGCGAAGGGCAGGTGGCGGTAGTCGCCAATCACCATGGCGGCGCCGGTGGCCTCGATGTCGAGGCGGACGTCTCCCAGGAAGCTCTTGCCGCAGCAGACGTGCAGCGTCCTACCGATGCACAGCCGGCGGTAGAAGTCCTCTTCGTCCTTGCGCCAGGTCCAGAGACGGCGGAAGCGCGTCACGGCCGGCGCACCGCAAGAAGGCTCTCCACCTCGTCCCGCTTGAGGACCGTGAAACCATTGATGGGCAGAACGTACCGGGTCAGCTTGCCCTTCTCGATGAGGGCGTACACCCAGCGCCGGGACCTGAGCCCGAGTATCTTCATCGCCTCGCGGACGGTCACGTAGCCTTCAGGCAGCGGCCTTTGAGTGCGCATCGTCGGCAGTGTACCGGATGGTACTTCAGAGCGCAACTCAGCGCGCCAAACTCATTGACAACACTGTTGTCACCTGCTACACTTTACTCATAGGCGAATAACAACGACGAAGGAAGGAAGGCGAAAATGCCCGCAGCAACTGGTAGAGAGGTCGTCACCGCTCTTGAAGCCCAGTGCCGAGCACTCTACCACAACCTGCAGGAGTACCGGGTCAAGCGGGATCGGGAGCCGTACCAGGCCATGAAGGTGGTCTACGGCGACATGGCCCGCGAGTTCCGCGACTCCCTGCGAGAGCTGCTGGCCCTGCGGCGAGGCAAGTGACCGTGGGCGCCAAGAGATGGTACTGGCGGCCTGACGAGGATGCCCTGCTCCGGGCAAGGTACGACAGCCGGACCGAGACGATCACGGACCTGACGCGGATGCTGCGACGGCCTCGATGGGTAGTGAGAAAGAGGGCGCAGGAGCTGGGGCTGGCGCGCGTGAAGGAGCTGCGATGGAGCGCGGAAGAGGTCGCGTACTTGGAGGCGAACTACTCCCGCTACAGCATCCAGCGCTTGGCGCGCAGGATGGGTCGGACGGTGACGGCGGTCGCGGTGAAGAAGAAGCGGCTCGGGCTGCGCAAGACGGACGAGGGCTACACCGCCCGTGCCCTGGCCCAGGCGTTCGGCGTTGACGACCACAAGGTGTCGGGTTGGATACGCGCCGGCCTGCTCGAAGCGACCATGCGCGGGACGGAGCTGGAGCGCGACGTCTACTACATCTCTGACGATGCGGCGCTGAGGTTCGTCCGGCAGAACCCGCTGGCCTTCGACCTGAGGAAGGTCGACCAGCTATGGTTCCTGGACCTCGTCCTGAACGGCCGGAATGGGAAGAACGAGAAGAGGCCGGCTGCGTTGGAGGCCCTGGTCGATGTCTGAAGAAGGCGGACGCTACACGAGCGATAGCCGGTACGACGGCTTCTCTTGGCAGCCGACGCTGCAATCCCTCGAGCTGTTGCTCCAGGCCAGGGAGATCCTGACAGCCTCGCCGCGGCCGATGACCGTCCGCCAGCTCTACTATCGCCTGGTGGCCGCGCTGGTGATCCCGAACAGCGCCCGGAGCTATCAGAACCTCGTGAACCTGCTGACGAAGGCGCGCAAGGTAGACCTCCTGGACACGAGCAAGTTCGTCGACCGCGCCCGCAGCGTCACGAAACCGAGAGGCTACGCCGACCTGAGCGACTACCTGGACGTGGTGAGGGAGTCCTACGCCAGGAAGCCTAACGACGGCCAGCCGCACTACGTCGAGGTCTGGACCGAGAAGGATGCGTTGAGCGCCATCATCGGCGACGTGATCCGGCCTTATGGCGCCCACCTGGTCGTGTGCAAGGGCTATCCCAGCTACACCGTCCTGGTCGAGGCGGGGCAACGGTTCAACGAGGAGCTTGAGGGCCGTCTCGATAGCGAGGTCCACCTGCTGTACTTCGGCGACTTCGACCCGTCCGGCGAGGACATCTTCAGGGTCATTAGCGAGGAGATGTTCGCGCTCGTGGGCGTGGACTTCGAGATCACGAAGGTAGCCCTGACGCCGGAGCTGGTCGTTGAGCATGACCTGCCCCCGATTCCGACGAAGGCCAGCGACAGCCGGTCCTTCGGCTTCCGCCATACCCACGGCGACGCCGCCGTTGAGCTTGACGCCCTACCGCCCGAGATCCTCGAAGAGCTCGTCCGGGATGCCGTGGAGGAATGGTTCGACGAGGCCGCGCACCAGGAGATGTCTGCCAAGGAAGCGACCGAACGGGCTAAGGTCCAACGCGCGGTTGACGCCATGAGGGAGGAGCTAGACCGTGACGGAGCCTGAGATGGTGCCCGAGGAAAGATTCGTCATCTACCGCATCGCGGGGAGCAACCTCTGGCTCTGTAAGAGCCGAACCCAGGAGGGGTACTGGATGCTGTCCCTGCGCTCAGACGGTGGAATCTCTTGTGGCTGCCCGGGTCACCAGTACCGTCACGAATGCGCCCACGCCAAGGCGCTGGAGCGCCGGCGGCGCCGGGACAGCGACCGACGCCGGCGAGAGGCGATGCGAGACCTACCGACGGCCGAGGAGATCCGCGCTGCCTGGTCGAACGCTTTGCCGGACCTGGAGTTCAGTGAGGTGAGCGTTGGTGACTGAAGCCCGGGTGCGACTTGCCGAGGGGAACGAGTGGCGGAAGCACTGCAGCTACCCGAATCTATGGAGGCTCGGTCCGTGTCCGCGTCCTTGGTTTGCTGTCGGCCTCGGTCGGACTCAGCGCTTGTACTGCTGGCCCCACCTGCCGAAGAAGTATCACCAGGAGGCCGAGGCCGCGCTTCTACTCTGGCGCTGGTGGGATCGTGCCGGGCGGCGGTTGGCCTGGTGGTCGCGGCTCACTGAATGGGCCAACGCTTCACTGGCCGACGCTGACGAGGAGACATTCCGGCAGATCCGCAGGCGCTGGGCCGCTCGCGTCACGCCGACGGCGACCTGGGATGTGGCGATCCCCTTCCCCCAAGGGCCGCTCCTAGAGATTGCGTTACGGCAGAGAGGCTACCGGCCGTTCGAGGGCTGGGAAGGCTACCAGCGACAGACGCCTTTCTGGTTGGCCTGGCTCTACGTTCGAGGCCACCAGGACGGCGTGAAGGCGGTGGCGGTAGAGGTAGATAGGTGCCTGCAGTACGCGCTTGAGACCTTCGTCGAACAGAAGCGAAGAGAGGACGCCGAGCGCTGGGGCGCGCCGGGCGTCGTGTTTATCACTCCGAGCGATCTCCGGCAGTTGACGAAGGACGTCGCGGCTAGGGTGGCCGAGAAGATAGCCCGCCTGCGGGTCTTCGAAGGCGTTGCTGGCGACGGTCTGGAGCCGCCGGAAGAGGGAGGTGAGCGATGAGACGAGTCGAGATTCTCGGCGCGGTCAAAGGGGCGATAGCAGAGCTGAGCGCCGCCTGTGAGGACGAACACGTTAACCACGACCCCCACATCGGCAAGGCGATCAACGTCTTGCAGCGTCTCAGGGACCGGCTGGAAGGGAGGGCTCTATGACGACGAACCGTGAGCCGGTGCCGGCCTACGTCGCCGCCTACGGAGCCGGCATGGTGATCTCCGTCCTGGGAGACAGGTGGCTGGAGAGCGCCGCTCTCTGCGGGTCGATTCGACGCGGCGTCCATTATGTGGGCGACGCCGATCTCGTGGTGGTGGCGAAGCCTGAGGTTGCCGAGGACTTCGCCGCGAACCTGCCCCTGCTCCTGGAGTCCGTGACCGGTGCGCGCGAGGTCGGCAAGGGCAACCGCCACAACCAGGTGGTGCTCGACGCCCTGGGCTTCGAGGTGAAGGTGGACGTGTGGGTGGTGCCCGCCGAATCGCTCGGCGCGGCCATGATGTACGCGACGGGCCCGGCCCGCCTGAACATCGCCCAACGCTGCCACGCCGACGCCCTGGGGCTGAAGCTGAACCAGTACGGGCTCTACCGCGTCGAGAAGGACAGCGACCCGCCTGGTCGGATGGTGAAGATCGCCGGCAAGACCGAGCGCGAGGTGTACGACGCCCTCGGCATGACATGGCTGGAGCCTGAGGAAAGAGAGAGGAAGCGCTGACCGCTCCACGTTGGCAAGCCTCCCCCTTTGGGAATCGGCGCTACTGGACGCGTGACCGCGTCCTCGAAGGGCTTCGAGAGGCGATGGCCGAGCTGGATGGTCGGTTGCCATGTTGCGACTCGGCGTACAACGTCCTGAAGAAAGGCCGCATGAGCTGGCCGCCATCATCGCGGGTGCTGGAGTTCTTCCACGCCATGGGCCGTGGATGGCTAGCGGCCGGCGCCGACGCTTCGCGCGTGAGCCTGAGGAACCTCGACTGGACGGAGGAAGAGACCACGTTCCTCCTGGAGCACGCCGGCGTCATGACGCTGAAGGCGATAGCGCGCGCCTTGGGCCGTTCGACAGGCGCCGCCCGGACCAAGCTCGGAGGCAAGGGGTTGGGCGTGAGCGCGCGGGCGAATCAGGGCTTCCTCTCGGCGGCCGAGATCGCCCAGCAGTATCGCTGTCCGTACCATCGAGTGCGCGAGCTCCTGAAGGCCGGCACCCTGCCGGGCAGGTTCGACGTCGTGCGCAATCGCTGGTGCGTCGATCCGGCGGACCTCAAGCCGGTCGAGGCGCTGCTGCGGGCGCCGAAGACCCACAGCTACACGCAGAGCCCGCCCGATGTCGGTGACTACTATGAGCGCTACGGCCTGAGACGGTCGGTAAGAAATGGCCGAACCGTTGTGGTCAGTCGATGAACCTCCGCGGGCCACCACCGCCCGACGCCGGCGCCAGCTACCTGGGCGCCTACGGGTTCGGGCCATGGACGCTCTGGCTCATGCGGCATGCGCCGGAGCTGGTGGCGCAGACGCCGACCGCCCTCCTGCGCGGCCAGGCAGCGCCTCGATGTCCGTTGTGCCGTTGGCCGATGGTGCCGCGGCCTGGCGGCTGGAAGTGTTACCGGCACGACGGCAAGGCGGTGTTCGTCGAGCAACGGCCGAAGTTCGAGAAGGCGCCGGAGGTAGACGTCCTGTCCCGCGTGAACGAGGCGCTGGACCTCGTCTACGACGATGGCGAATGGACAGTGAAACCGATGGAGTTACCATGACCCGGGCGGCGGTAGCGGGACGACCCCGCACGTGTGCGCACGTTCTCGATCCTGCCGTGACCCGCCGTCCGGGTCTCCCGAATCACGCGGATGCCGAATTGACGCAGATGATGTCGGGTGGTACATTATACCCGCCGACCACAATGAATCAGGAGGGCACCAATGAAGGTCGATAGAATCTCCTTTACGCAACGCTACAGCGCCCCACTCAGCAACGGCGGCTGGCGCACCCTGGAGATGGGTGCAGAGGCCAGCGTGGAAGAAGGCGAGGACGTTCCGGCCGCGCAGCGTGAGCTGGCGCAGCAGATACGGGGTATGTTCAGGGAAGAGTGGGAGCGCGGTGTGAGGAAAAACGCCACCCAGCCTGCTCTGCCTTCCCACAGCCCGCCGCCGGTGGGGTCAAGCTACCAGTGAAAGACCGACGCCGCCGTGCCAACGACACGCCGGCGTCCGATCCAGCCTGTGCGGTTAGGCACGGCTGAGGTGATTGTAGTCGGAGGTTGAACGGTGTCAAGTGGTGAGCTCCTGACCATGGGCCTGGGCCGCCGGCAACCGCCCCAGGTCTGGCAGATGCTGAACGAGGCCCAGGCCGACGCCGCCGTGGACATTCGGCTCGTCCGCGATTCGGTGATGGCTCCCTTCCGGGAAGAGGCGATGGCGCGCCTCGTCGAGGAGACGGCGACGCCCTACCTTCACCGGCCTGGCCTCGCGGCGGCGCGGCACCCGGCCAACGCGGTCGGCGGCGTCCGGGACGAGCGCGAGCTGGCCATGCTTGAGTACGCCTTGGCCCACGGCAAGAGAGTAGTGGTGATATGCGCTTGCGAGGCCACGGTAGGGTGCCATCGGGTGCAGATCGCCGAGGAGGTGCGCCGGCGCCTGCCTGAGCTGGCCGTGCGCCATCTATGATGCTTGCCCTTCGCCAGGAGAGGAGAAAGGGTTGTTGAACAGAGACGCGGTTACGTCGCTGTCCTGCGTCCGTGGGTCTGCCCGCAGCGCCCACCGGCAGCCTGTACGGGCCTCCTCTCCGTTCCTGGCGGCGGGTGAGCAACCGGAGGTCGACCGATGATCCTGGTCACGTTTCACCCGAATCGACCGCCAGACGTTCGGATTGTCCCGAGTAGGCCGCTGACCGAAAGGGAGAAGGAAGCGGAGAGAGCCGCCGCAAATGCCCCGCCGAATCGGAGGAAGGTATGACCACAGCAACCAAGTCAACGACCCTGGAGAACTGGGTGGCAGTCTATCGTGGGTTCAACGCCGTCTGCGCTGTCGTGGACCGCGCGCTGATGGTAGACCTCGATTTGTCGATCGCCCAGTTCCAGGCGCTCCTCTTCTTGAAGGAGGCGAGCCCCTGCCGCAATACGGACCTGGCGCACAATCTGGTCCGTCAGGCTCAGACGCTGACGGGCATCATCGATCGCTTGGAGGGCAAGAAGTACGCTCGCCGCGAGCGGCATCCGAAGGACCGCCGGGCGATCCTCGTGCGGCTCCTGCCCGCCGGCGAGAAGGCGCTCGAGCAAGCAATGCCTATCGTGGAGGCGGCGCTCCCGAAGGCCGTGGAAAGACTGAACGAGGGGCAGCGGGCCATGCTGATCCGGCTGGCGGCGAGCCTTGAGGACAACGTCTGCAGAAGGGTCTAAGCGCCGTGAGCGCCAAGCATAAGGTGGCCGCGTCCTGCGCCCTGTGCGGGTTCGAGGAGCACCTGACGATCGACCATCTCGTGCCCAGGTCCTGGGGCGGTGATGACTCCGAGGAGAACGTCGAGACGCTCTGCTGGTCGTGCCATTGGCGCAAGTTCCGGGTCGAGGTGGCGATGAAGGCCGCCGCGCGTCGGCGCGGCGAGTCCCTTGATCCCTACCGGCAGCTCCTGCTGACGTTCTGGAAACGCACCGCCGTGGCCGACGAGCGCCCGGTCGCCATTCGCTGTTTCTGCTCGCCCTGTTCCCGTGCCTGGCGTCGAGGCTGGCGGGGGCTGTGCCTCCGGGATGAGCTCGACTCGATATGGCGGCCGTGGAGCAAGACGGTCGACGAGGTGGAGATCTGCTTGGAGCCGCGCTGCACCATGCTGACGCCGCCGCGGACGGATGGGTACTACGTGGGCGCCTACCGGAATAAGAGCCTCCTGTTCGACAAAGTGACGGTTGGCAGCATGGCGGAGGCGCTGGCGTTGGGCGAGCGATGGTTCGGCGAGCTCGAGGCTGGGGAAAATCCAGACGTCTGGACGATCTCGTGACGACGCCGACGTTCGCCCAGGAGGACTACGCGGCAGCCCTGGTACGGCGGCTGCGCGAGGCCAACCTGTTCGAGGCCGATGGCTATGGTCGGAAGGTAGTGAGGTGCGAGAGCCGCGCTGAGATGTCCAGGCTGATCGAGGAGATGAAGACGATCCTGCGCGACGTCGAGGAGGGCGAGTGACGAGCGAGGGACCGAAGATCGGCGACGCCATCGTGATTGATGGGGAGAAGTATCGCCTGCGGGGAAAGGGCGGGCATGGAGACCTGCTCTTCTTGGCGCGATGTCCGAAGCGCAATCCGACCCACGTGTTGGTGTGGGATGGCCACCTCGATTACGACGATAGAGCTGGCGTGTGGCGGGCTGACGGCATGAATCTGGCGCTGCTGCCATGAGATTCGTCATTGGCACCCACGATGGCACCGAGCAGTTCTGCGAGCTGAACGTGCTGGTCGATACGCGCTTGCTGGTGCAGGCGAACAGCGGTGCCGGCAAGTCCTGGTGCCTGCGCCGCATCTTGGAGCAGACCTTCGGCCAGGTCCAGCATCTGGTGATCGATCCCGAGGGCGAATTCGCCAGCCTGCGGGAGCGGTTCGACTACGTCCTGGCCGCCAGGTCCGGCGGGGACACGGCCGCCGACCCGCGGTCGGCGAAGCTCCTGGCACACCGCCTCCTGGAGCTGGGCGCCTCCGCCGTCCTGGACATCTACGAGCTGAAGGCGCACGAGCGGGTGCGCTTCGTCCGGCTATTCCTGGAGGCGCTGATCGACGCGCCGAAGACGCTCTGGCATCCGACGCTCGTGGTGGTCGACGAGGCGCACGTCTATTGCCCGCAGCGAGGCGAGGCCGAAAGCGCCAGCGCCGTGATCGACCTAGCGACGCGGGGTCGGAAGCGTGGCTTCTGCGCCGTGCTCGCCACGCAGCGCCTGTCGAAGCTCCACAAGGACGCCGCCGCCGAGTGCAACAACAAGCTGATCGGGCGCAGCGCCCTCGACGTCGATATGCGCCGCGCCTCTGAAGAGCTGGGCTTCGTCGGGCGGGAGGAGCAGCAGACGCTCCGGGATCTGGAGCCCGGCGAGTTCTACGCCTTTGGGCCCGCTCTCACCCGCGCCGTCTCCCGCGTGAAGGTTGGCGGCATCCTCACTACACACCCGAAGGCTGGCGCCCGGCTGGCGTTCAAGGCACCGCCGCCGACCGAGAAGGTGCGCGGCCTGCTACCGCGCCTTGCGGACCTGCCGGCGGAAGCCGAGGAACAGGTGAGGACGGCGGATGCGATGCGGCGGGAGATCGCCGACCTGAAGCGCCGGCTGACCCTGGCCTCCAGGGAAGGGCCGGTGGTGGACGAGACGGCGATTGAGAAGAGGGTGAAGGCGGCGGTGGCGGCGGCGGCTCGGGAACAGGAGGTGGCACTTCGGCGCGTGAATCGAGAGGCCGAGAGGCTGGAGGGAGTGTTGCGACAGACCGCCGGGCTGCTCACCCAACAGGCTGAGCGCATCTTGTCCGGCCTTGGTAAGCTGGCCGAGCCCTCCGAGGCAGCAGCGCCGGCCCGCCCTGCGCCCGTCTCAGCGCCACCGCAGCCCTCGGTGGCCAGGTCGCCGGCTCCGGCTCCGTTCTCGAATCAGGAGGGCGCCCTTTCGCGCCCGCAGCAGCGCATCCTGGACGTGCTGGCCGCCTTCGAGCCGCTCGGCATCAGCCAGGTCCACAAGAACATGGTGGCGGTGCACGCCCGCGCGTCCCCGACCAGCGGCGGCTACTTCAATAACCTCGGCCGGCTCCGCAGCCTTGGCCTGCTCGACTATCCCCAGCCCAGCTACGTCTCCCTGACCGACGCCGGCCGTGAGGCGGCCGGGCCCGTGGAACCGATCACTGGCGTCGCCGAGCTCCACGAGTCCTGGTATCGAATCCTGCCCCGTGCACAGAGTGCCATCCTCAGAGCCTTGATCGAGATGTACCCCGAGGCCGCGCAGAAAGACGATCTGGCCGTCCAGTTGGGGGTGTCGCCCACCAGCGGTGGCTACTTTAACAACCTGGGCCGCCTGCGAACCCTGGGCGCCATCGAGTACCCGGGCCGAGGCATGGTCAGGGCGGCCGAGATCCTGTGGCCAGCGGGACTGAGTTGAAAGGAGCGCGTCCATGTTCGATGACATAGTGGAGGTGGTGCAGGGTCGCTTGCGCTACGCCAACTGGTATCTGGAGCATGGTTACCGCCTGTTGGCTGTGACCGGCACCACCTGGCAGGAGCGGAGCAGGGCCGGCAATGAACAGTGGGTGATGCGGCGGGGTATCACCTACTCGATGGGTCGGACGAAGGACGTTGAACACGTCGAGCCGCCTCCGCCTGAGTTCGAGCCCAGGGAGGTCCGCCCCGAACCCGCCGCTCCCGCAGCCCCGAGAGAGGAGACGTGACATGGCCTACGCTTATCCGCCTCGAAACTTCAGTCCGGACCGGGTCGCGCAGCAACTGTACGAAGGTGCGAACCTGGTGGAGGAGGTGTACCGCGCGGTCGGTGGCGACGCGCTGCCTTTCTACTCCATGCTCGCTCCTGAGGGCGACCTGCGGAGAAAGCTCCAGGAAGCGGCGAAGGCGTACCTGGAATCCCTGCACGCCATCTTCGCCGCGGTAGGCGTGTTCAACAGCGACGGTGATCGTCTTGATCCACGCCCGCTGAAGGTCGAGTGGGAGGCCCGAGCTGACAATCCGCGGGAGCCACTCTTCACGAGCGAGGGAGCGTGAGCGATGGAAGGACCGCCCGACAATCCGCCACAGGTCGTGCACAAGGGCCTTGGCATCCCCGGCGCGCGCTGGGAATGGCCGGCGTGGATGCGGCGCTTGTTGCCGTGCCTGAGGCCGCTGCGCCTGGCGCGCATCGACATCTTCGGGACTGAGGTGCCTATCACCAGCACGCCGTCCTTGCAGCTCTCCCTGTCCTGGTCGCACGGCGCGATCGAGCTCACGTGGAGGAGCAAGGAAGGCGACGCCGGCAGAGAGATCCTGAAGGATGGTGCCGCCGTCCGCTTCGTCTTCGCCGACGATGGTCACGCGGTAATGGGCCACGAGCTGAAGATGGGCGATCCGGCCCCGCGAGACCTGTGATGCCGACTGGTATTGAGTGGGCCGACGAGACCCTGAACCTGGCGGACAACTGTTGGAAGACGTCGCCGGGCTGCGCCTTCTGTTGGGCTGAGCGGATCGTCCTGCGCCGGGGCGGTCCTCGCTTCGTCCGTGGCGAGGCGCGCCTGGTCCTGCACCCTGAGCGGCTGATGGAGCCGGTCAAATGGCGCCGGCCGCGTCGGGTGTTCGTCTGCTCGATGTCGGACCTCTTCCACGAGGAGATGCCGGAAGACTTCGTCCTGCAGACCTTCGCGGTCATGGCCGCGACGCCTCAGCACACGTACCTGCTCCTGACCAAGCGCCCGGAGATCATGGTGAGGATGCTGTCGCGTCCAGGCTTCGCTGACGATGTCTGGCGCCAGTCCACCGCCTACGGCGGCCGGTATCTGAACTCTCGAGCGCTTCAGCCTGTACTGGAGACGCCGATCCCCTTCCGTCCTACGTGGCCTCTGCCGAATGTCCAGCTTGGCGTGTCGGTCGAGAACCAGCGCTTCGCGGAGATCCGCATCCCGAAGCTCCTGAGCGTCGAGGCGGCGCTGTATTGGGTGTGCCTGGAGCCGCTGCTTGAGGCTGTGGACCTGAGCGCCTGGCTGCCGACGCTTGGCTGGGTGGTCGTTGGCGGCGAGAGCCTGGGGCCGATCTATCGCGCCCTGGTGCAACCGTGTGGCTGTATGCAGGTACGCGGGCGGGCGGTGCCGACCTGCCTGGCCTGCGACGGCACCGGCTACAAGCCGAGCCTGAGAGGGCTGCGATTGGTGCTGGCGCTGCGCGATCAGTGTGTGGGCGCCAACGTGCCCTTCTATTTCAAGCAGTGGGGCGGTTCGGCCAAGAAGGGCGGGACCTGGGGCGGCAACGTCCTGCAGGGGAGGGCCTGGGAAGAGTTTCCGGTGATGGAGGGCAGATGAAGAGCCTCCGCGGCTCAGATAGCGCGTTGCATCGTGGCGGGTAAGAACCGTTGGCCACGAGGAGTTCCGAGACCCCGTCGAGCGTAAATGGAAGGAGAACCACATGACTGACGAGCAGCGATGCCGCGTCTGCGGCTGTACGGACAGCCGCGCCTGTGATGGAGGCTGTACCTGGGTGAAGCCCGGCCTGTGCTCTCGCTGCGTCGGGCTTGAGCCACCTACCGATGTGGCGGACGGTGGGACCGGGCATCGGATGCCCGTCGAGGAGTTCAGGCGCCTGGGGTATCTCCAGGAGGTGAACCGCCGGCTCCTGCACCCGCTTGGCCTCGCCCTCGAGGTAACCCGCTCGCCCGACGGCTTCGAGACGCTGAGCGGGATATGGGACTACCGCCATGATCCCGAGGGGATGATCTTCGCTGACGGTGAGCTGGACGGTGACAAGGCCGCGTACGTGGAGAATGAGCTGCGGGGCCGGGCTCACACGCGGACGGGGAGGCTAGGCTACGTCGTCCAGCCTGTGTGATGAACGATTGGACGCCGTGGGAGGGACCGACCTACGGGAAGCCGCAGCACCTCTTTACTGAGGCGCCGGGAGGCTATCCGCCAGCGGTTGCTTGGGCCCGCCGCCATCATTGGTCGACCGACGTCGTTTCTCCGACTGGCCGGCGGTATCTTCAGCGACGGGGTGCCCAGCTCCGGCGGGCTCACCTGGCCGAGCTAGAACGGCGGCGCAGCGCTCGGCAGGCTGCGTTCGTTCGGCTTGCCGCCACAGCCGAGGCCGAGGGATGCCTCGCGCCACGGCGTACCAATTGACACTTGCGTTCCCGTCTGCTACTCTGTACACAGCATAGGAGGGCATCTGAATGCGCCTGTTGCACTGTGCGGACCTTCACCTCGACCTGGCGCCAGACGCGCCTCTTGCCCCCGATGGCAGCTCCCTGCGCATGGCTGACTACGTGCGCGCCTGGGAGGAGACGACTGACCTCGCCGTTCTGCACGGCGTTGACGCGTTCGTGTTCTGCGGCGACGCCTTCGCGGTGCGCCGGCCGAGCCCGATCGTGCTGCGAGCCTTCGCGGAGCCGCTGCGCCGACTGGCTGACAAGAAAGCGATCCCGATCGTCGTGGTCTTAGGCAACCACGATGCCCTGAGGTTGACCTCCAGGGACACCGCCTACGACGCGCTGAAGGCGGCCGGCCTTCCGCTTGTGATCATCGACCGAGTGGGCCTGTACCGGGTAGAGACGAATAGCGGCCCGTTGGAGATCCTGGGTGTGCCGGCGCCGAGCGCGCGCCAATGGCTGGAAGAGGGCGACCTGGGCCGTGGCGACCCGATGCTGATCGTCGCCGAGCGCATCGTCAAGGCGATGATGGCGGCGGCGGCCGAGAAGTGTGAGGGCGTCCGCATCATCGCCGGCCACCTGCCGATCGTCGGGGCCCGCTACGGCAGCGAGAGGCTCCTGTCGGTCGGCGACGAGATTGCCATCAGCGCCCTGCACCTGGCGCTCTCCGGGGTCACCTACGCCGCCCTAGGCCACATACACGAGTGCCAGCAGGTGAGCGCCCCACTGCCCGCCTGGTACAGCGGCAGCCTGCAGTCCGTCGACTTCAGCGAGGAGGGCCAGGAGAAGGTGGCGCTTTTGGTTGATATTATCAGCCAGAAAGTGCAGGTGAAGCCGCTTCCGGTGTGGAACCGGCGGCTCGTCACCGTCAAGGTTGAGGTGCCGGCCGAGTGCGACATGCCTACCGTCTTCGTCGTGGGCGCCATCGAAACGGCCGGCATCGAGGACGCCATCGTGAGGGTGATCGTGTCCGGGCCTCGCTCGGTGGCCAGTCAGTTGGACATGCCGGCCCTGCAGCGCGCCCTGGCGCCCGCGTTCTCGGTGCAGGGCATCAAGCTCGATCTCGAGGGCGAGGTCCGACGTCGGACTGAGGAGGCCGTGGAAAGCATGACGCCGCTGGACGCCCTGCGGGTATACCTGGCTGACAAGGTCGAGGAGCCGAAACGACGGGAACGCCTGCTGCGGCGGGCCGAGACGGTGATGGCAGAGCCATGATACCGCTGACACTGAGACTGCGTAACTTCCTGCCTTACCAGGACACCGAGGTAGATCTGCGAGATCTGCACGTCGCCGCGCTGGTGGGCCCGAACGGAGCGGGGAAGTCTAGCATCCTGGAGGCGCTGACGTGGGCGCTGTGGGGCCAGGCGCGCTCTAGGTCCGACGACGAGCTGATCCGGCAAGGCGCCGAGGACATGATCGTGGAGGTGACGTTCAAGGCGCAGGAGAAGGAGTATCGCGTCGAGCGCCGCCGCGTTCGCGGGAAGAGGTCCTACCTGCTCCTGTTCGGACCGGGCGGCGAGATCCTCACCGGCGCGTCCATCGCCAGCACGGAAGCGTTCATCTGCGCCCTGCTCCGGATGGACTACGACACGTTCGTGAACACGGCGTTCTTCGCCCAAGGCAAGGCCGACGTCTTCACCCAGGCTCAGCCGGCCCACCGGCAGGAGGTCCTGGCCGCCATCCTGGGATTGGAGCGCTACCAGGAGCTGTCTGACGTCTGCCGCCGGCGCGCCCTCGACCTGACGACCGAGCTGGCCGCTGCCAGGGGGGCCGAGGAGACGCTTGAGGCGCAGGCGTCCAAGCTGGGCCATTGCCGAGCCCGGCTTCTCACCGCCAGGGAAGAGGTTGCCCGGGCCGCCGACGAGCTGCTCGCCGCGAGCGAGGCTCAGTCCGCTCTCGCTCAGCAGTTGGCCGACGCGGTGGCGAAGGCCGCCGAGCAGTCTGCGCTGCGCAGCCAGGTGGACGTCTATCAGCACGAGTACGACAGGTTTGAGACAGACCGCGAGGAGAAGAAGAAGGAGCTGGCGGACCTCCAGGAGAAGGCGGCGGCGCTGCCCGGCCTGGAAGCCAGGCTGGAGCCGAACGAGAACGTGGAGGAAGAGGTCGCCGCTCTGGAGGAGGAGATCCGTGATCTCCCTGAGCTCAGGCAACGATACGGTGAAGCCCGCGGGCGCTGGCAGGCGGAGGTTGACGCCAAACAGCAACAGGCCAAGCGATACCTGGGCCTGGCGACGCTCGCCGAGGGCGAGGAGAACATGCCTTGCCCGACCTGCCTGCAGCCCCTGACGCCGGCGGCAGCGAAGGCGCTGTTTGAGCAGGGCTCGCAACTGGATAGGGAAGTCGAGGCTGCCGAGTTCGTCTCTGAGCTTGAGCAGCAGATAGCCGCCAAAGAGGGGCTCGTCACCACTCTGCAGGACCTGCGGCGAAGGGCGTCCGGGGTGCCCGAGCTGCGCGCGCAGGTCAAGGCGGCCCGGGAGGCGGCGGCGAAGGTTCCCGACCTGGAGAGGTTGCTCGAAGACCTGCGCAAGGGCCTGTTGGCGGCGAGCAACATCTTGGGTGTCGCGCGCGAGCAACTGGACGCGATAGGCGACCTGGAAGGGGCGCGGCGCAGCCTCCAGGACCGGCTGACCGCTGCCGATGCCAAGAAGAGGGAGTGCGAGGAAGCGCACACGGCTGCCCGCGACCAGGCTGCTGCGCTGGAGACAGAGGTAAGGCTGGCGCAGGAGGCGGAGGAGCAACTCCGGCAATTGAGGCTGCGCGTCGCGGCACAGACCGAGGAACAGGCCGACTATCAGGAGCTCGGCGACGCGTTCGGGAAACGAGGGGTACAGGCGCTACTCGTGGATCGAGCGCTGCCCGAGCTGGAGAGCATGGCGAACGAGCTGCTGGATCGGCTGTGGTCGGGAGCCCGGGTCGAGCTGAGGACGCAACGCGCCTCGAAGAAGGATGGCGCTCAGCCGATAGAGACGCTGGACGTCCTGACGACGAACGAGGCCGGCGAGCTACCGTACGAGAATTGCAGCGGCGGGCAGAAGTTCCGCGTCGACTTCGCCGTCCGGCTGGCGCTGGCGCGCCTGCTGGCGCGCCGGGCCGACGCCGCCATGCCGCTGCTCGCCATCGACGAGGGGTTCGGTACGCAGGACACGGAAGGCCGTAAGCGCCTCCTGGAGGCTATCCGCGGGGTGCAGGACGACTTCGACCTGGTACTGGTCGTGACGCATATCGAGGAGATGGCCGACAGCTTCCAGCGCGTCTTGACCGTGGCTGCCGGGCCCGATGGACCATCGGTGACGCGAAGATAATGACGTTGGCCTAAGGCCTTGACATAGTGTGAAGGGGCGAGTACAAAGATACTGCCAAGGAGAAGGCGGACGCCCGCCGTGAAGTGACCACGACGAGCGCCCTAACCGTCAGCCTGCGTGACCAGGCCAACGGCTGCACAGAGTTTACAGCATGGCCTCGGTAGCGTCAGGCTGCCGGGGCCTTCTTCTTGGCATCGGGGCGGGGGAATGACTCGTATCGTATTGATCCTGCTGCTGGCGCTCATGCCAATGGCGGTGCCGGTCCTGGCGGCATCTACACCGCGGGCGACACCTACACCGCGTCCGACCTTCTGCCAGCGCTTCCCGCGCTTCTGTCGCTCCCCGACTCCCACGCGCACACCTAGACCGACTAGGACGCCTACCGCCACGAGGACGCCGAGGGTAACGAAGACACCTACCGCCACGAGCTCAGCCACCGCAACGAGCTTCCCTACCTCGACGAAATCACCTACCGCAACTAGCTCACCAACGTGGACGTCGTCGCCTACCGCGACTCCCACGGCGATCGCTACTCCCACCGCCACGCCCACGATTGCCCCGCCTTCCCCGACGCCGAGACCCACGCCCACGCACCTGCAGGGCGACCTGAACGGCGACTGTTCGGTCGACGTGCTGGACTGGCAGATCATCGAGCCCCGCTTCGGGTGCGTCTTCGGGCTCCTGTGCTACAGCCCCGCCTATGACCTGGAGCCGCCCGGAGGCGACGAGGATATCGACATCTGCGATCTCCAGTACGTGTATGGACGGATGGGCAGCACGTGCGCTAACCCGTTCCCACCGCACTAGCGTAGAAAGGAGGCGAAGTATATGGCATAATGTCCGGGTAGCCCCGCCTTTCCTAAGGGAGATATGGATATGAAGTCCAGGCTCGTGGTCTTGGTCGCCGCCGTTCTGCTCGGGGTTGTTCTGCTCGGCCGAACGGTTGTGGCTTATGACCCTACTGACCCCATACGGGGCGGAACGACGCCGACGCCGATGCCTACCCCCACGGCCGTCGATCCTGGTGGCGACGATCCTAACATCAGCTACTACGACGAAGGGTCGATAGTGACCGAGGGGTTCAACCCTGCGGGGTTCACGGGCGACGTAGCGAGGGCTGTGGCACAGGCGTCGGGTTCTAGTAGCCAGGAGCTAGCGCGCCCGACAATCTGGGGGCGTAGAGCTCCCGCCGTCAAAGCTACCCCGACCCCCAGTCAGGTCAAGGAGTCGGCTATCACCTACTGCAGGACATATACCCGGTACCGGGAAGCGCGAAACGTGCTGGGCATACGGCTCTGGAGGTTCAATCACTCGGTCTACTGGTGCTACAATTCCTCCAGAATCACGGGAACGCCAGTGTCGTGGGTGTGGCCCTCTAACGTTGCCTTGGGCTGGCAGTACGCCGGGCAGATCGGCGCCGTCCAGTACTGGCAGTCTTACCCGTACAAGTACTACGTGTGGAAGCAGGGCAAGTTCAAGCTCTGCTTCTCCTGGTGCTTCCAGGAGGTGCATCCCTGGGTGTCGCACACCGTCAACCAGTACGGTAGTGACACCGGGTACACAGGGGGCTAGGAAGGGGGCAATCCCGAGATGAGAGGCTTGATCCTGGGTCTGCTGGCAGCGGCGGCGGTAATGTATCTGATCGGCCTTGGTCCCCTCGCTTTGCTGGCGGTGCCACCGCTGCTGGTAGGTCTCTATGTCTACAAGCGTAGAGGTGTCACTGCTGGGGCAGCATCCGCAATCATGGTCTTCGCGATCCTGATGGTTGCTGCTCTTGCGATGTTCATGGCGACTGACCGATCTGACGGATTCATCGCCGAACCGGAAACACAGCAGGGCCCCTAAGGAGCTGGTCTATGAAGAGAATCCTAGTGGGTCTCGCCTTTGGCGTGGCCATGCTGGTAGGCGCTGGCGGCGGGGCTCTCGACGCTCAGCCGTTCGACGCTGCTGCGCCCGTTCGGGGTGGAACCCCTGGTACGAGTCTCGCGCGCGTTGCGCTCCAGCCGGTGGCGGTCCCGGAGTCGGTTATTCCGCCGGACGGCCGCGCGTACATTGGTGCTGGTAACAACGTAGCCGCTCCCTGGCGGTGGGTCGCCTACCTGACGATCACGGGTCAGCCCGGCAGCGTTTGCGCGAGCGGATGCCAGTGTACGGGGTTCCTCATTTACCCCGCGACCGTTGCGACGGCTGGTCACTGCGTGTATGACAGCGACCTCGGTGGGTGGGCTGCGACTGTTCGAGTGGCCCCCGGCAAGGATGGTGTAGCCGAACCCTTCGGCGCGCAGGTGCAGCCAACCGACTCGCTGTGGAGCGTCGCCGGCTGGGTCTTGGGCGGCGATGCCCAATACGACTATGGGGCCGTTATCCTAGGCAGTGGCTTCGCGGGGCTTTCGGGTTTCCTGGGGTTTGACGATCTTGCAGCGGTGGGTCAAGCGTCGCGGATCAGCGGATACCCAGGGGACCATCCGCAGCAGCAATGGTGGGACGACGACCTCGTGACCGATGTAAGCCCCCACATCGTCAGTTATGAGATCGACACGGCCGGCGGCCAGAGCGGTTCTCCTGTCTGGTACCCGGCTGCCAGCACCAGCCCCGACGTTGTTGCTGTCCACACGCGCGGCGTCGGTGATGCCGCGTGTTACCCGAACGACAACTGCGGAGTGAGGGTGGAGAGCAGCGTTATCGGCAACTTCAACTACTGGCGGAGCCTCAGTCCCGGTGGCTCCGTCGGAGGAATCGCCGAGCTTCCGGTCCTTGAGAGCGCCGCCCTGACCGAGGAGAGTGGGCCGGCTATCCGATACGTGGCGCTGGCCGGCGCGCTGGCTGCCGGGGCGCTGTTCGTCATGGGCACGGGCATACTCTACGCGAGAAGACGCTGAGTCGTCGGCGGGGGCTAGCGGCGGGTTCCCGTGCCGTTGCTAGCCCCTGTACCATTTATTAGGCGGTCTGCGGGATAAATGGGACGGGAGGGATACTTTGTCACTCACCGACTTCGCGGGCCGCCTGCCTCAATCGTTCGAAGATGGCCTCAAGCTGGCGCTCGCCGCTCACCAGCATCCGCTCCGTGGGTTGCCCTGCGAGACGCTCGGCTGCATCGTGAGAGTCCAGTTGCGCTGGCGTGACGGGGTTCCCTACGAGGAGACTCCCGTGATGCTGATCCACGCCATCCCCTCCCACGGTCCTACCGGCCGGCGTTCGATGCGCCAGCGGGAGACGAAGACGTTCCCGACCCCCGCCGCCATTGTCGAGGCGGGTTATTCCGGGCCGAGCCTGGAGGCAGCCGCTTGGCTGCGCGAACGCCACAGCTAACCGCCGCGCGTCGGCGGGCGCTCGAGATCATCCGGGACCACGGCCCCATCGGTCCTGGCGTCTTCGCCGTCTACATGTGGCCCGACAGTCCATGCTGGAAGAAGGTCTACAAGTGTGGGAACCAGGCCTCCAGCCGAGGTATTGCGATGGCCTACGCCGCCGGCGGCTTCCTAGGGAAGCTGCGGCGCGAGGATCTGATCACGCCGCCGAACTGGACCATGCCGATCCAGTACGTTCTCAGCACCGAGGGCTACAGGGTACTGAGCGAATGTCCCACTACCTCTTCCGCGGGTTCTATCTGAGGGCCTTCAGACGCTGTCGGAAGGGCCACTACCTCTATCTCCGGTTCGTCGTCGACTCCGCTAAGCTCGACCTAAGGCGCGGCGCCTTCGAGCCCTGGTACGAGCACCAGCAGAGCTGCGACGTCTGTGGCGGCGACTTCCTGGAGCTGGAAGAGCTCGACGCCCTGCCACCGCCGCTTCGACCTTCACCCAATCTTCACTAACCTCGTCCATTTTTCCTGTCCGAATTTATTGACAACATTGTTGTCTTCTGCTACGCTATACTCAGATGGAACACACAACCCGAAGGAGACGGCAGTGGTAAGCAGCAACGGAACGAAAGCGATAGTCCTCAGAGAGGTGGCCAGCTTCAGCGGCCGGCCGGACGTCTATCAGATCCGGCTACACGCCAGTGGGGTGCTGAGTTGTTCGTGTCCGTCATGGCGTTTTGCCAAGAAGGAAGAGAGGCCGTTCGCCTGCAAGCACATGAGGGCGGCCGGCTTCCCCGCCATCTTCCAGGTAGTCCTAGCGTAAGAGCGGAAGGAGCAATCATGAAGTCGAGACGATGCGGCAAGTGCGGTGGACCGATCCTGCTCGCCATGATCGGCGGCAAGATTCCCTGGCTCCACTGCCCAAGGTGCGACTAATAGGCAGCCTGAAAAGACAGGAGGGCACCACATGAGACGGACAGACTACGAGCAATTGGCCCAGGCGGTAGACGAGGCGGTGCGCGCGGCCAACACCGCACTGAGGCGGTGTGACGGTGGCCAGGAGGCGCCCACCACCGAACGGGATACGTTGAGCCAAGCCTGTCGGCATCTGACCCAGGCCAACGATCTCGTCGTCGAGCTGAGCCCCGACTGAAGCCGAAACGGGCCGCGGGCCCGTCCGCCGGAGCTGGCCGACCGGCGCTGAATGAGGCAGGCCGAAGGAGGGCACCCTGATGGAAGTCACCATCGTCATCAATGACAACGTCCTCGATGAGCGGCGAGCGGCCGAGCTCATTGCCGGGCGGCTTGGAGACCTCGGCTACCGCGACTTCACGGTGACGGTGGCCATGAGCCCCACCTGTCCGGTCGGTTACACGACCGGCCTTCATGCCACCAACCGCTGCCAGGCAGTGGCCGGCCACGGCTCGCTCATGACGGAGCCTCAGTTCAAGGGCTGAGGGAGGAGGTCGAATTGCTAGTGCAGGTATACGTTGACGAGCACGAGCTCGTCCCAGGTCTCACGAGCGAAGACCCTGATGCCCCACCGCTCGCCAAATGGGCGTTTGACGTCCAGGCGGCCGTGGGGGAAGAGCTCCAACGACAAGCGAAGGAACGCTCCAGTCGGATGCGGGTGGAGCGCCGGGTTCCGGCTATCGACGAGCTGAACGCCTTTGCCAGCCATGCCCCGTCGGAATTGACTGAACCGTGGAGCAGCCTATGGGTCGTGCTAGACGCCCTGTACGACCGAGTGCGAGACGAGAAGGACTGGCACAGCAATGAGGGGCGTCACCCGCGTAGGAACAAGACGCTCGACGCGATCCTGACCCACGTTCAGGCGGCCCAGGATCTGTGCGAGAAGAACGTGAACGTCGAGAGCTGAGATGGACGAGTTCGACCGCCTGGTGGCCTACGCTGAGGTCCAGGCTCCCCTCATCCTGGCGAAGGACGGCCGGCACACGCACCTGGTCATGGTGTTCTACGGGGGCGAGGTGACAATCGGCGGCCTGGTCTATCGAGATAATGCCGAGAGAGAGGTAATGAGACAGGTCCTGGCTCGGCGGTATGCTGGCCGAGCCGACTGGTACATCGAGGTCTCGGAGGCCTGGATATTGCCGGACCTGCCACTGGACGACATGCTCGGCCAGTTGAGGCCGGCGCTGAATCCGAACCGGCGCGAGGTCCTGCTGCTCTCGGCACGCCACCAGGATGGAAGATCGCGGTTCGTGATGTGGAAGATCCGGCGCTCAGGCGAATCGGTGTCCGCTGGCGACTTGGAGATTCGCGCTGCCGCCGTGCTCTGGCTTGACGAGCCGCTGCTTGGACTGAAGACGGAGAGCATCCTGCGGTATGACAAAGAGGGTCGTATTGACCTGAAGGAGACTGACCATGGCGAGAATGCCAAACGCTGAGAAAGACGAGGCGTACTGCCCCGATTGCTTCGAGGGGCAGGTCGAGACGCCTTGCGATTGCACCCAGGGCGGCCAACAGCCCGCGGATGAAGATTGCGCGGCCTGCCAGGGCACGGGCTGTGGCCCGGCCGTGCAGTGTACCGTCTGCCATGGGGAAGGCATCGTCATCATGGCGGTGATGAAGCTGAGAGACGCTGACAAGTGGGTGAGGGGCAACCAGCCCGATTGGGACGGTGACGACGCCAGCCGCCCAGGTATCACGGTGTTCAGCAAGGCGAAGTGGTGGCGGCTGCGCGAAGCGTTCGGTCCTGTGCGCATGGCCCGCAGCCGGCCCTACGAGGATGACGTCTGGGGTGCCGTGGAGCTGGTGGGCGAGAACGGCAAGACGGTGAAGTTCCTGGGATTCGCCTGGGGGTATCTCGGGGAGGGGCCGACCGGATTGGCGGCGGTCCTGGCCGACGCCATGCCCGGGCGCTTCCCGACCTTCCAGGTGGCGCGCGAATGGGTCGCCCGGCTCCCGCAGCACGACGCTTGGTCGCTCACCGCCGAGGAGGACTGACGTGCGATGAAAGAGAAGATGATCTGCCCGTTCTGCTACGAGGACGTGGTGCTTCGTGAAGATGGCAGCGGGCACTCCTGCCCGCTCCTGGACAACTCGGGCCTGAGCCCGGAGACGTTCCGTGAGCTGGCGAGACAGATGGCGCTGGAAGAGCCCGTGGAGGCTCGGACGATCTACGTGTCCGCGTACCGCAAGGGCGCCCACGGATTGATGATGCTGAACCTGCCAGGGCACTATCGGGAGCCCCACGTCTACGCAGAATTCGCGGCTGCCGTCCTGGGTGCCCTCGATAGTGACCGCTTCTTCAGCGTCACGGCCGGCACCTGGGTGAGATCGCCCGTTCTCGGCAACCGGCTCCTGTGGGCCTGCCGCTTCTGGGGTAGAGAGGTGTTCGGGCTCCGCGGCGCGCGGGTCAACGTGGATGTCAAGCTTGCGGAGATCAAAGCCAGGGTAAGGAGTGAGGCCGGTCGCCAGGGGCTTCGGGTGCGTGTTGGCTGAGAGAGACCTTCACCAAACCTTCACCTTAGGGACGGCGTACCACTCGACAACAGCGTGCCCGTGTGCTACGATAATATCAGGAAGCAACACACGGGGACGCACAAATGGGACGCAGATTCGGTATAGCAGCTCTCTTTTGCCTGGCAAGCCTAGTGCTCTTGACCGGCTGCCTGGCGCTCCCCGAAGGGCTGACCATCCACGTCAGCGAGAACGGGTGCCTTCCCGATGGGACCTGCCCCTATGGTGGGAAGGCGCCAGCCACCTTCTATTGGGCGCCGACCCGGACTATCGTCGCGGCCCCAAACCAGGGCAAGTCGACGCTGGCCCACGAGGCCTGTCACGCCCACCAACACGAGATGATTCTGGAGGACCTCGGGCACGAGCCCAGCAACGTGGACCTTCGGGATTGGTACGAGACGGCCGAAGGCAAGAGCTTCGTCGAGACGACAGGCTGGAAGTCGACGTCGGTCAGCGGCCAGCCGCCGACCTGGACGGGGAGCCATCCTTGGTCGTACCTGTCGAACGCCAACCCGATCGAGGACTTCGCCAACACCTGCTCGCGGTTCCTGGTGGACCCGCAGGGGCTGACCGGCCTCGACCCTGTGCGGTCGGCCTGGGCGCAGGAGCACCTTCAGTGACCAAGTTAGGATTGCGCTGGCACTGGAGTGAGGACGAGAACGGGGAGCGAATGGCCCGTATCATCCCCGCTCTCGGGACGCCCCTCTACGAGCAACACATCAATGCTGCCTACGACAAGGCGCGGGCGGACCAGGCGGCGAACGGGCGGCCCCAAGCCAGCCGCCGTAACCTGTGGCGGAAAGATGACTAGACCAGTGACCGACGAAACGAACGAAAGCGTCCTTCAGGGTGACGCTGAGAGGAAGAGGATTCCGAGGGGCGCCAAGCCTCCGCGGGCTAACTTGAAGCCGTGCCCACGCTGCCGAAGAAGGTGGATTCACCGCGACCTGGAGGTCTGCTCGGACTGCTACCGCGAGGTTGGTCCGGCGTCGAGGCCGCCGGGCAGCGGAAGATAGGAGCCGTGATGGTAGATGTAACGACACCCAGCGAGAAGGTCCGCCAGCATTGGCAGGAGAGGAAGTTGCCAGGCGACCCGTTCGACCTGCATGGAGTCCTCTTCTTGGGAACCACCGAGCGGCGGGGCCCGAAGAGGCTTCACACGTGGGTGATCGGCGAGACGCACAGGATGTGGAGCGAGCACGGTCTTGGCATCGACGAGGACGACTTCAACAGGCGGAACGCCGAGGTCGAGAATCCCATCGAGGTCTTCTTGGACGAGCTGACGCAGACGATCGCCGAGAAGTTGCTCTAGGTGGGTGGTGGCGAGGCGAGACGGTAACAGGTTAGTGGTCGGGTCCGCTGCCTGGGCTGACACGATCCCCGAGTGGCTGCTGAAGGAGGTCGAGGCCGAGCGTATGGTGCTCGGCCTCGCTTCGATCCTGAAGCCCGGCCTGGACGGTGAGGTCGGCGACGCTGAGGTATGCGTGTACCTCTACACGGCGAGCCTGCGGGCGCCGATGCTGTCGGAACACGTCCAGATTTACCTTCACCTGGCCTCGAAGCTGATGAAGAAGCGAGGCATGGAAGTCCCGCCTGACATCGATGTGAGCGAGGACGATCTTCGTCCTGGCGAGATGGACGAGCTGGCCGAGCTCCGCCGGCAGATCTGGCAGGCTCGGGGAGGCCGCATCCAGCACCCGCTCCTGGACGCCATGCGTGCGTTTGCGGCAGATGTCGGGAAGCACAAGGACGGCTACCAGCCGCGTCTGTTCGATGAAGGAGGAGGTTGCGATGGCGATTGAGCGCAGTCGCGGCATAGCCGTTGGCGGCTTTGTGGTCGGTGGCGGCTACAACGGCGCGACTGACGAGCTGGACGGTCTCGTGCTAAAGGCGGCGCGGCTCCTGGAGCGGGAGTTCTGCCAGGATGTCGAGATCCGGTTCAATAGCGATCGTCGATCCGGCGGCGCCTGGTTGAAGGATAGCCGGCCGAGGTTCGAGGGCTCGTGCTCCCTGGGCATCAACGTGGGCTACCGCGGCGGTACAGAGCTGCATGTGTCGTCCTTCCTCGCTGTTGAAGTGCTGCTCGACCGGACGATGGCGAATGCCGGCACTTCGGAGCGTCGCTATTGCTCGACCGACCACGATGATGTTGATGATGCGCTGGCCTGGGTTGCGGTCCACGTGAACCTCGCCGCGCTGCCAGACTGAGAGGTTGACCATGCCCAAGTACGAGATCGACATCAAGTGTACCCACCTGGAGGACACGTGGGACGAACCGCAGCACGACGTCGAGGGCGAGAGCCCGGAGGCCGTCCTGTTGGCCTACTTCCGAGAGTGCTGCGACGTCGACGATGGCGAGGAGATCTCGTTTGAGTCGGCGGTGACGGCTCTCGGCGAGGACGCCGAGCCGGTGATGGCCGCCGCGGACGCCGTGGAGCTGGTGCTCCAGGGTGGCCACGTGGCCTTCTGGGTGAGCGATGTCGATCTGTTCACGGTGTACGGCGTCCATGAGGAGACGACGGAGCGGTGTCCCGCCTGCATTGGCCACGGCCGCGTCGACCTGACCCGCGGGCTGTCCCACGTCCTACAGCGGGCGAAGGAGCAGGTTAGGTGGTGGGACGAGGAAGAAGGCGGGCAAGGTCCCGAGCTGGAGAACCTGCGGGAGCGCTCCGATACGCTCATCGGTGTCCTGCGGGACATAGTGACTGCGGTAGAGACGCCCGACCAGTAACGGGCAGAAGGAGAGGAGTATGGCGAAAGCCAAGACCGAGGAAATGGGGCCCTTGCCAGCCCCGACCTTCGAGGGCCTGGTGGCCGTCGAAGCGATAGACCCCTCGCCACACACCAGCCGGGTCGTGGCCGACGAGGGGGCGATGGAGGAGCTGGTCGAGTCCATGCGGCGCGACGGGCTCCTGTACCCCATCAAGGTCCGGCCGATCGATGGGCGCTATCAGGTGGTGTGCGGCCACCGTCGCCTTGAGGCGGCTCGACGCCTGGCCTGGGAGCAGGTGGCCGTCCAGGTGGTCGAGGTGGACGACGGGGACGCCCTGCGGGTGGCCCTGACGGAGAACCTGAAGCGCGCCTCCCTGCACCCGTTGGAGGAGGCGCTGCAGTTTCAGACGGCCCTGGAGACGCTCGGCTGGACGCAGAAGCGCCTAGCCGAGGCCGTAGGCCGGTCGCGGAGCTACATCAGCGAGCGGCTGCTGTTGCTCCAGCTCTCCGACGAGCTGCAGGTCGCTCTCAGGGAGCGGGCGGTCACGCCGGCCCAGGCCGTTATCCTGGAGCCGCTGAAGCAGCTCGGGCTGGTGCCCGATGGCCTTCGGTCGATCGCCGCTGCCACCGGCGAAGTGACCGATGAGAGTGTGGGCCGCATGGTCGAGCAAGCCTTCGAGCAGCGAACGGTGAGACTGGACGATCAGACGCCGTTCGCCTGGAAGGAAATCTGCGCGGAGAAGGGCTGCCTTGGCACGGCCCCTGATGGCAGACCGGTCTGCACGAGCCCGACCAACTACGTGGCCAGCGTGGTGGACGTCCACCGCGAAGAGATGGTCGAGAAGGTGGCCGAGTACGTCGCCGGGCCCGGGAAGAAGCAAGGCGTCGACGACACGTTCCCCGTCTTCTACGACCTGCATGGTCTCCAGCCCGGATACCGAGTCGAGGTTGGCGAGGTCGAGGGCTTCCCATCCCTGCCGGTGAGCATGTCGCGGGGGAGCTACGACGACAAGGGCGAGGCGCTTAAGTGGGATGACCATATCTCCCAGGTGGCCGACAAGGACGGCTGCCGAGCCTGTCCCGCCTGGTGCGGCAAGGGGCCCGGTAGGGCGCTCCTGGTCACGCCGCCGGCGCGCTACATGTATGGCGGCGAGCGACGGGTCACGATCCTCTGCATGAACGCCAAGTGCCGGAAGAAGAAGCAGCGGGAGGGCCGCAGCGCCCAGGATGTGAAGGATCAGACCCGCAAGCAGCAAATCGAGGAGGCGCAGGGCGAGCTGGGGCTCTCCGCTAGGGCGGCGATGGATAGGCTGGCCGGCGACAGGCTCCTGCTCCTGGCCGCGCTCCTCGTGCGGCGCGATGGGGTCAAGCAGGAGGCGCATCTTGAGTACAACGTCGATGAGGTCCTGCGGGAGCTGGCGATCAACCTCCCGCCCTTCGGCGGCACGAGCGACTCGGTCATTCACGCTCTCAAGGCGCTTGGCGAGGAGGCGTTGCTCCACGTCCATGCCCTGATGATCGTGAGGAACCTGGATCGCGCCTACGAGACCTATGACCGGCGATGGATGCCGAACCGTCTGGCCGGCACCCTGGAGCTGCTGTTCGGGCCTACCCTGGCCGAGCAGCTCCAGGCCAGCGTCGAGGCGGCGAAGGAGAAGAAGGGAAAGAGCAGAAGGAAAGGCGCAACCAGTCAGTAGGCTCGCTCCCGAACCTATTGACGACGCTGTACCACTCTGCTACACTTTACTTAACGACAACAGGAGGGCACCGAGTTTGCTTGTATCTGCTACGCCATGTCCCGTTTGTCTGTGCCGGTCTTGCCCTGGCTGTCCGGTAGTCGAGCCGTATCAGCTAGTGCCAGGCCGCTTGCCCGTCCGAATCAGCGAGGCGCCAGCGGACTGTCTGATCGGCACGAGGAAGAGATCGACAAGGAAGGTCGCCTATCGAACGAGAGGTAAGCCATGACCATGAGAGCGACGCGGTCGCTGCCCATCACGTTTGGGCTGGTCACGGTGCCGGTGAAGCTGTATGGAGCTGGTCGCGATAACGACGCCAAGTTCCACATGGTGCACCGCCCCTGCGGCCAGCGAGTAAACTCCGCGACGGTCTGCCGGACCTGTGACCGCGAGATCACCGACAAGACGGAAATCATCAAGGGCTATCCGGTCTCGAAGGAGCAGATGGTCTTGTTCGAGCCGGAAGAGCTGGAGGCCCTGCCGCTGGCCAGCGGTGCCGGCCTCGATCTCACCGCCTTCGTCCCTGCCGACTCAGTTCCCATCGGGCGGCGCGAGAAGACCTACTTCGCGGTGCCCGGAGCGAACGGTAAGGCTGGCCAGAAGCCCTTCGCCCTGCTCCGAGACGCCATGGCGCGGTCGAAGCTCCTGGGCCTGGGCAAGGTGGCCTTCGGCACGGGCAAGGAAAGCCTATGCGTGGTGGAGCCCGCAGGCCGGCTCCTGGCCGTCTCCCTGCTCTTTTGGGCGGACGAGGCGGCGAACGTCGCGGAGCTGGATTCCCTGGTCGAGCAAGTGGCTGTCAGCGATGCGGAGACACAGCTTGCCGAGCAGCTTATTGGCGCCTTGTCCCAGGACGGCGATGTGATAGACGGTCTGCAGGACGAGTATCGTGAGGCCCTGACCGCCCTGATCGACGCCAAGTTGATGGGCCAGCCGATGCCCACCAAGGTGGCTGCTCGGGAAGAGACGGCCGAGGCCGACCTGATGAGCGTCCTGACCGCGAGCGTCCAACAGGCGAAGGCGAAAGCCGCATGACAGGACTGCCGCTCCGACCGATGCTCGCGCAGCAGGCGGAGAAGGCGCCACGGGTTCCCTGGGGCGACGATAGCTGGACGATGGAGGTCAAGTACGACGGCTTTCGCCTCGTGTGGGTGATGGCCGACCGCCCCAGGCAATACGCCCGCTCGGGGATGGAGCACACCGGCGAGCACGCCTGGCTCGACGCCATGGTGCTGCCCGCCGGGACCATCCTCGACGGCGAGATGGTTCCTGTGGGCGAGGCGTCCGCGTATGCCAGCGGCGACTGGCGCCGGGCGCTGCGGTATGTCGTCTTCGACGTGCCGCGGCTTGGAGGCCACGACCTGCAGAGCCAGCCCCTCGACACGCGCCGGCAAGTGGTCGAGATGATCGTAGGGGAAGCCAACCAGCCGCTGCTGGTGCAGGCGTCGCGGGTACTCGGAGTGCCTGACCTGGACGAGGCCGAGTGCCTCATGAACAACGGGATCGAGGGCGTGATGCTCAAGCGACGGGCCTCGACCTACCAGGCCGGCAAGCGCTCCTGGGACTGGCTGAAGGTGAAGCGAACCCAGGAGTTCGACGTCGTGATCGTAGACATGGAGGGCCTGCCGACTTCCGAGGACCGGAAGAAGCTGGGCTACCGGAACCTGCGCTACGGGTTCTACGTTGACGGTCGATTGGTCGTGGTGAGCTCGCTCGGCATCACCGGCCCGCCCGAGCAGCTCGCCTCCTACATCGGCAAGGTCGGCGTGGTCAAGGCGTATGGCCAGAGCCCCACCAGTGGCGCCCTTCGGCACCCGCAGCTCTTGAGGCTGCGCGATGACAAGTTGCCGGAGGAGTGCGAGTTCGTTCCCGTCAGAATGATTGGCCGGTAAAGATTGGCGGGTAGCATAGTAGCCGGTGATATACCGGCTGGGGAAGGAAGGTGACATGATCGACGAGTTTCACAGGAAGGCACTGACCAAAGAGGCGATCGCCGACCTGGTCAGGGAGCTGGATCAGCAGGCCCACACGAAGCAGGACTTCGTGGTGCTGGCTGACAAGCTGGTGATGGTGGCCATGGAAGGGCCGCCGGCAGACGGAGGGGCTCCGCGAATGGTGCCGCGGCTGAGCTTCCAGGGCGCCGGGATCGGTGGCGCGTCGCCCACCTTTGACGTGGGGCCGGTGGCCCACCGCCAGATAGCCGAGAAGCTGCAGATTCCTGGGGCTTACTATCAGCGTTGCGCCGCCGAGATTCCTGGGCTCCTGGCCGTCAACGTGAATAGCTGGCTGCAGCGGTCCGGCGAGCGCCGCTTCATGGTCCGCACGCTAGGCGGCAGAGCGCGCGCCTTTCTCAGCGAGTGGTACAGAGCCCTCGACAACGTCGACCTCTTCTACCAGGCGATCGATGTGGTGCAGCGAGTCGGCGCCGAGATCGTGAGGGCCGACCTGACCGAGGAGCGCTTCTACCTGCAGGCGCTGCACCAAGGCTGGCAGGAGGTCCTGGAGCCCAGCCACGTGGGAGGCGAGAGGTTCGATGTCCGCCGCGACGCCGCACCGCCTGGCGACCTAGGCGGGCACTACCGCCGAGGCGACGACATCCTCGTTCCAGGTGTCATCGTCAGCAACAGCGAGGTCGGCCTGGGAAGCCTGCGCGCCGAGCTGCTGGTCTTCAGCGTCGTCTGCGACAACCGGCTGGTCGGCGAGACCGGCATAGCCGAGGTTCACGTCGGCAGTCGCAAGGGCGACGGCCTGATCGATTGGAGCACCGAGACGCTGTCCCTTGAGGCCAAGGCGACGTGGAGCAAGGTGCGCGACGTCATCGAGGCCGGCTTCGACCGCGAGCGCTTCCAGAAGATGGTCGCTCGCCTGCGCGGAGCGCAGGAGGAGAAGATCGACGAGCCGGTGAAGGCGGTCGATGCCGTGGTAGAGCGGTTCGGCTGGAGCGACGCCGACCGCGAGGCGATCCTTAACGAGTTCGTCGCTCCCACCAGGGAGGTCGATCCAGGCCGTAATCTGTACGGCCTCGTGCAGGCGGTGACCGCTCGAGGGAAGGCTTTCGACGACGAGTACGACAGGAGAATCGAATACGAGCGGGCCGGCAACGTCATTCTGGAGCTGGGCGCCAAGGAGTTGGTGCCCGTGAGAGTGCGCTAAGGCGGGTCGCTCGGCCCGCTGCGCCTGGGGGCGGGAACGGAAATTGCCCCATGCCACCAGGACGTTCCGCCCCCGAGGCAGAAGGCCGAGCAATGACAACGCTTGTGGAAGCCGGGAAGAGAGCACGGGAGCTGGGTCGCCCGGTCCGGTTCGATGGCGACCTGGTGTGCAATCGCTGCGGCGAGCCATGGGACGCCTACGGCGTGGAGCACGGCGACATGACCGACGAGGAGCGGCAACGATTCCGGGCAGGCGAGGGTTGTCCTTGTTGCCCAGAAGTGGCCGCTGCGGTAGCGAGAAAGAGGCAGGACAGTGGAGATTACGGGGGCGGGCAGACGCGGGATACAGCTCCAGGTGACGCTGGGGCGGGCGTTCATCATCGGGTTCGGGTTCATGCTGGGAGTGGGCGTCGCGGCGTTGGTGCCGGGGCTCATTGTCCTGATCGTGGCAGCAGCAGCAGCGGCCGGCGGCGGTTAGGAGGGTGCGTGATGCCGACGTTTAGGGTGCCTCTGCTCTGGCAGATGTCGGGCACTGTGGAGGTTGATGCCGAGGACGCGGAGCAAGCGAAGACCATCGCCCTCGGTTCCGACACCGCCCTGCCTGGTGCCGGCCAGAGCGAGGTTGTGGAAGGCAGCTGGCAAGTAGATCCCGAGCTGCCGGTGGAAGAGATGTGAGCCGGAATGTCCAGACGTCTGGACGATTAAGAAGGAGAAGCGAGGACGATGGACAAGGCTAAGGCGCGGACGATCTCGAAACGGGTCGAGGAGCTCCTGGCGCCGCTGGAGGGGGAGTTCAACGTCAGGGCCCGGATAGCTGGCGGGACCTTCGACCCTTCCGCTGACTCCGGCTTCGCTCGCTTCACTGTAGAGGTCGCGGAAATTGACGAAGACGGTATGGCCGCCACCCGCGAGGCCCGCGACTTCGGTCGGTACGCGACGGCATACGGCTTATACCCTGGCGACCTGGGCCGCGAGTTCACCTGGCGGGGCGAGAGATTCCGGTTGACGGGGATCAATCCGAATGCGCCGTCGTATCCCATCCTGGCCGAGCGGGTAGCGGATGGGAAGACGTTCAAGTTTCCCCGCGAGGTGGCGCGGTCCATTCGGCGAGAGGAGGCGTGACGATGAAGCCGTGGCTAGAAGGGCTGCGTTGCCCGAAGTGCGGCCGCACTTCGTTGGAGTTCATGGAGCCGTGCTTACGCTACCACTCCTTTCCGGTGATTGACGGCGAGCTCGGCGACTACCTGTACGACACACCCGACGAGGTTCGCCCGCCTGGAGTGCCCGGCCGGCTCGCCTGCACGAACGAGACTTGCCTGGAGATATGGGACGTGCCGGTGGACCTCTTCGAGAAGGAGCCCGGGGAGAGGGTACTGGCCGAGGCCATGTGCGGGTGCAAGGTGGTCGAGAGAATAGGCGGACGCCCCTTCGTGGAGCCCTGTGAGCTGCACCAGGTGACCTGCTCGATCTGCGGCATGGCTGCCGGCAAGGACTTCCACCGGGACCGCGACAACCGGCCCGTGTGCGACGGCTGCTGGGACGAGAGGATGCGCTGATGGCAGGGAAACCGAAGGCTGAGCTTCTGCGGGCGCCTTCGCCCTGTGCGATCTGCGGTGGCGCCGCCTACGCTGGCCTCCGCGCCGGACGTAGGACGGTGCCGATCTGCGGGCCGTGCGTCCGCGAGTACCTGAAGCCCGAGGCGGTGGCAGCGTTCGAGGCGCTGCAGATAGGAGAAGGGAGCCATGTTCAGGGTCGATCATGATGGGATCAGCTACCATATCTCGACTGGAGACGGCAGGCCGGTCAAGGCCTCCACTCTGGCCGAGGTGCAGCAAGCCCTAGAGCACTTCTACACGGCTAGCCACACGACCCACGTAGCCAAGTGCCCGCTTTGCCGGGACATGGCTGGCCGAGGCACTCGCTGACGAGTAATTTGCCGTCAGCGATGTCGGGTGCTACACTATACTCACGGACAACAGGAGGGCACCGTGGGACGGTTCATCGTCCGCATCCCCCTTGACCAGCTTCGACCTAACGGCTCGCAACCTCGGCAGACCTTCGACGAGGGCGCCCTGGCGGACCTGGCCGCGAATATGCGGGAGGTCGGCCAGCTCCAGCCCATCGTCGTGAGACCGGTGAACGGCGGCTATCAGATCGTCGCCGGCGAGCGCCGTTGGCGGGCCGCTCAGAAACTGCAGTGGCCCGACCTCGAGGCCGTGGTCGCAGAGACGGATGACGACCGTGCCCTGGTGATGGCGGTGGCCGAGAACGCGGCCCGCGAGGATCTGAACCCGATGGAAGAGGCCAAGGCGCTGGCAGCACTCCAGGAGCGCGGCTTCTCGACCAGCGATATCGGCATCATAGCCGGCCTCCCGCCGAGCCAGGTCACGTGGCGCATCGAGCTGCTGCAACTGCGCCCGGAGCTCCAGCACCTGATTGCCAGAGGCCAGCTCGCGCCCACGGCCGGCTGGTATCTGGCGAAGTTGTCTCTGAACGGCCAGCTACGGGCGGCGCGCCAGCTCGCCACCACCGCCATGGACACCGACCAGGTCGCGGCCATGGCTGGCGTGATCTATGCCGAGGAGACGCAGGGCCAGATGTTTCCCGAGACCAAGCTCACGCCGGAGGCGATCAAGGCCGCCGCTGCCTGGCGGGCCGCGCTCGATCGAGCCGTGACCGCCCTCGACAAGGCACAGGCCGCCGGTGAGGGCGTCCTTGGTGAGGCGCTGGCCCACGAGCTGGACGTGGCTGACGAGAAGATAGGGTATGTGATCCGCGGCTTCGCCGCCCTGCGGCGAGACCTGAAGAAGAGACGCACCCGGATGCAGACGATTGGAGGCAGAGATGGCGAGACCAACTGACCAGGCCCCACTTCCAGGGATGCCGCCGAATCCGCGGCCGGTCCTGACGAAGCGGGGTTATCAGCTCGACGAGGTCGTGTCGACGCTCCAGAAGGAGATCCGGCGCGGCCATGAGGAAGAGGCGCTCTTCTGGGCGCAGGAGATGATGGAGTCCGGCTACTTCAACTACGTGTGGAAGCGGCTGGGCATCATCGCTTGCGAGGACGTGGGCATGGCCGACCCTCACGCCGCCGTCCTGGTCGGCAGCCTGTGGGCCACGTTCCTGCAGATCAAGAAGTTCCAGCAGTCGCCCGTGGTCGAGGGCGACCTGCTGGCGTTCGCGGTCCTGTACCTGGCGCGCGCGACTAAGAACCGCGAGGTCGACGACTTCAAGCTGCACGTCGAGGGGCGGAAGAACGAGGGCTGGCACCCTGAGGTTCCCGACTACGCCCTCGACATGCACACGAACCGCGGCCGCGCGATGGGCCGCGACCTTGCCAACTGGTTTGAAGACGGGGCCCACCTGGAGAACAGGGGAGGCCCGAACCGCTACGAGGGCTCTCCCTCGCGGCTGAAGGCGATATGACGGAGCCACAGACGGAGACCTGCCAGAGCTGCCAGCGCACCATGATGTCTGATAACGCGGCCACCTGCCCGGTCTGCGGCGACGTTCTCTGCGACGGCTGCGCAGCCGAGCATGAGTGCGCCGGCGCCTCGCGTCGCCGAACAGAGAGGGCGTCTGAGAGGTTAGACTACGCCCTGGCCGGCACGAGTTGGCCACCGCCCTGGTGGTCGGAGTTGTAGAATGGTCATGACCTTTAGGAAGCCCACGAGCACCTTAACCGGATGGATATAGGCGCAGTAGCGTCTGAGATGGAGACGTGGCATCCGGCGGTCCTGGGCATGATGCTGGCGGCGGTAGGCGAGGCCAAGTGCCGGCGTTATCCTGGTCGCCACGGTGACTACGACGAGGGCCTTCGGCGCGCTGCCCTGGCCTCTACGGGCCAGCGCCACAAGATACCGACCTAGCGAGGCATGAGGAGCAACCCCCAAACCACCCACCCTGCCGTTCTGCTTAGAAGGCGCTACGAGGCGCTCCAGGGGCTACAGAGCGCATTTGTTAGGGGTTCGCACATGATCATCGGAGCACGACTGGTCGAAGAGGACGAGCAGCTCTGGCTCGACACCGGCATGTCCACGATCAGCGGAAAGAACCGCTTCCGGGTCGTGGCGAAGGGAGGGCGCTTCCTGGCGATCAAGGTGCCCGGGCACAGCTATTGGGGCGGCCTGGCAATGCCGCGCGGGTACGCTCCCGCATCCTTCTACATCTTCGAGTGGTGTGGCGAGGGCCGCGACGCCTTCCCCGACTCGCCGTTGCCGCTTTGGTCCGAGCGGCTTGTGATCCCCCTCAGGTGCTGACGATGCCGGCGCGCGACCTGGACGAGATCGACGCCTACTGCCTGGCCTTCGAGCGGGCAGCCATCGCCCTGGGCGCCAAAGTCGAGGAGCGACGGTTTGAGTGGTTCAGACGAGCGGAGAGACATCTGGAGATGGCGCACCCCGACGACCCGGGTGCGATGCCGGTGGTCTTGTATCGCCTCAGTTGCCCATGCGGGGATCAGCACGTCATGTCGTCGGGGGCAGAGCCGTTTAGCGAGGAACAGGGTCGCATGGCGGCGGTGATGGCCGCCGAGAAACTCGGCAAGGCGCGCTTTCACCGGGAAGGGCGCTGCCTCGACCTGCAGCGGGCGTTTGACGTGGTGTTCCGAGAAGGTGGCCATGCCGCTCCGGGATAGAGCCTTCTGGTCCCGCCGGCAAGGTGATTCGTCGCCGTGTCACTATCGTGATCGCTGGCTGGACGCCTACGCCGACCTGGTGCGCAAGGCAGCGTTGGTGCGCATCTTTCCCCGCTTGCCCGGCCTGCCGCGCGTGCTTGACGTTGGGTGCGGCGACGCCAAACTGAGCGCGTGGATGGCGCGGCGCTTCCACTGCGAGGTGTGGGGGATAGACGCCGTAGACTGGCCAGGAGCGGCGCACCGCATGTCGCAGCTCAGAAAGCACCTGCGCGACGTTAGAGACCAGCGAGAGATCGGTCCGTTCGGCCACTTCGCCGTCGCCGATGCCGAGACTATGAGCGAGATTCCCTGGCTGCGGGAAGTGCGGCCGCACTTGGCCGTGGCGATAACCAGCCTGCCGTTCTCGAACGATTGGCGCCTGGTCGTGAGCGAGATGTGCCGCCTGGCCGACCGCGTCCTCGTCCTGGACAATCTGCAGACGCCGTCACCGCCCTGGCAACGGGGCCTGCCGTATAAGGAACCTGTGGAGCTGGCGCCCCTGGTGTGCGAGTTCGCTAGTAACGGCTTCATGGTCGAGCGTGGCGTGGGCGTCAACGTCCTGGACCGGGCCTTGTTCCGCCACCTGCTGGCGCCGCTCGCTTTCGCGATCACTCTGCCCCTCGACATCGTGCTGGCCCGCCTGGTGCGAGCGCACCGCTGGCGGTATGCCGCCGTTCTGTTCCAGCGAGTGCCGTAGCCCTCTTTTCAGCCCCCGACCCTTCGAGTATCATTGGCGCAAATGGCAATGCCGTCCCCGCCGCTTGCCCTGACATCGCCCGAGTTCGGCGAACCCGAGCGGTCCAGCGTTCTCTCCTGCCTCGATAGCGGGTGGCTCTCCCCAGGCGACTACGTGCAGGTCTTCGAGCGCATGTGGTCAGCCTTCCTCCACGCCCAGCACTGCGTGGCTGTCAGCTCGGGCACTGCCGCCCTGCTGACCGTCCTGGATGCTCTGCGCGAGCGCAGATCCGGCTCCATCGTCGTGACGGCAACCTACACCTGCGCCCCGACCTACGCCGCGGCGGTTCATGCCGGCTGCAAGGTGGCGGTGGTAGACGCCGAGCCTGAGCGCCTTGGGATGGCTCCCGATCGGCTGTCCGAGCTGCTGGCCGAGCTGGGGCCGGCGAACGTCCTGGCCGTGGTGCCCGTTCACGTCTACGGCGCGCCCGTGCATCCCGACGTCTTTCAGGTGTGCGAGGAGGTCGGGGTGCCTATCATCGAGGACGCTTGCGAGGCGGCCGGCGCCTGGTACGAGGATGGCAGGCTCGTCGGGCATAGCGGCCTCGCCGGTTGTTTCAGCTTCCGTGGCGACAAGATCATCACGACGGGGGGAGCCGGCGGCGCAGTCATAACGGACGACGAGGAGCTGGCGATCGCGGTCCGATCCCGCCGGGATCTGTTTCTCCACGTCGGGGAGTGGGCCCGTTACGACGCCGCCGGCCTTGGCTTCGGATGCCAGATGTCGAACCTCCAGGCCGCCTTCGGCATCCCGCAGATCGGCAGGGTGCAGTCGCTGGTGGCACACCGGCAACGGATAGCCGAGGTCTACAGGTCCGCGCTCCGCGACCTACCTATCGCCGTGCCGGTCGACGTTCGTGGTCACGTCTACTACCGACTCTGCGTCTCGCTGAAGTCTGCCCATCAGCCTGCTGACGTCGCGGTCGCCCTCAGCGAGCGCGGCATCGAGACCATCGCCGCCTTCACGCCGATGCACCTCCTCCCCTTCCATAAGGACCACGGCGCCGGCGTTGTGCACGCTATGCCCTGCGCGAGCTCCATCTGGAAGACGGGCATCTGCCTGCCAATCGGCCCGAACGTATCCGCTCGGGACGTGATGAGAGTAGCCGACGCTCTTGAGAGGGTAATGTGCGCGCGCTGATCACGGGGATCACCGGCCAGGACGGGCCGTACCTCGCCGTTCACCTGGAGAAGATGGGCTACGAGGTGTTCGGTACGCTGGCCAGCCATGATCGCTACGGGGAGCCCCTGGCGCGGCAGCGGGCGCCGGGCATGAAGCTCGTGGCCGCCGACCTACTCGACCCGTGGTCGATCTGCGCCGCCCTTGAGAAGGTCGGGCCCGACGAGATCTACAATCTGGCCGCGTTGACCTTCGTGCCGGCTTCCTGGGATCACGTCGAGCTGACGGCGCTGCTGACCGGTCTCGGGCCCGTCAGGGTGCTGGAAGCGGTGAGGCAGTCGGGGGCGAGCAAGGTCCGCGTCTACCAGGCCTGCTCGTCTGAGATGTTCGGCCACTCACCACCGCCTCAGAGCGAAACGACGCCCTTCCATCCGGTGAGCCCCTACGCCTGCGCGAAGGTGTTCGCCCACCAGATGTGCGACGTCTATCGGCGGTCCTATGGCATGTACGTGGTGTCGGGCATCCTCTTTAACCACGAGTCGCCCTGGCGGGGTGCGGAGTTCGTCACCAGGCACGTGACGAAGGGGCTGGCCGAGATTAAGGCCGGCCGCCGCGACTACCTGCCCATCGGCCGGCTGACGGCCGTCCGGGATTGGGGGTACGCCGCCGACTACATGGAGGCGGTGCACCTGATGCTCCAGCAGCCCACGCCGGCGGACCTGGTGATCGGGACCGGCGTCGGTCGAACGGTCGGCGAGCTGGTATCGCTGGCCTGCAGCCTGGCGGGCCTCGACCCCGAGAAGGTAGTCAAGCACGACGAGGCCCGGGAGCGCCCTCTGGAGACCGCCAATCTGATCGCCGACCCCACGCGCGCCTTCGAGGAGCTTGGCTGGCGGCCGCGTACCTCTTTCGACGAGCTCATTGAGATGATGCTCGCCGCTGACGTCGATAGGGCCGCCGCGGGTGAAATCCTGGTATGAGGCTCCTGGTCTGCCCGGTCTACGAGGCCGGCCACTTCGGCGCCGACAGCTCCTGGCTCCTGAGCCGGGACTGGGTCCGCCTGGCCGCTGAGCGCGGCTGGTTCTCCTACTACGTCACTCCCAGCGCCACCGCTGACGGCCTGACCGACCGCGTCGAGCGCCTTCTGCCTACGCCAAAGATCGGCCGGCAGGCCGAGGCGCTGATACCGACCTCGGTGTGGGAGCGCTGGCGCGAGCCGCTCGCCTATCCCATCGACGCCGTGCTGACGAACAATCCCGTCCAGGGCCTGGTGCTGAGCCGCTTCCTGGAGGGCGTGAACAAGGCGATGTACGAGGTGCCTGTCGTCATCTGGAACGTGAGCGCCAAGTTCTTCGACTCGGACGAGGTCACGCCGCTGTCGCGGGATGACCTGGCGACCTGGGCCTTGGGCTACGCCCTGAACGTGAACGTGATGCCGAGCCGTTTCTCCCTGGAGCGGGCCCGGGACGTCGTGGCGGCGCTCTGCGGAGCTCCCCTGATTGCCGACTACGACCGGCGGACCACGGTGCTGCCCATCGGTCCCGACTGCGACCTGCTGGACCGACTGCGGGGCCCGAAGTTCGACCGGTTCAGCTTCTACTTCGGCGGGCGCTTCACGGCGACGAAGGGCGGCGAGAAGGCCGTTGGGCACTACGTCCAGTACGTCGCCGGCGGCCGGGAGGCCGATGTCTACGTGACCTACGTTGACACAGGGAAGCGGCTGCACGACGTCGTCAAGAGGATGGGCGCCCAGCGCGTCGTGCGCGCCATGTCCAACCTGTCCTGGGAGGACGCCCTGGCGCTCATGAGCCGCTGCCACGCCAGCATCTACTGGCAGTCGCTGAAGCTGTTTCCGGCCGCCTGCTTCGAGCAGCTCTACGCCGGGCTCGTGGTGCTCGTCCGCTGGACGGGGAACGAGGGCGAGTTCCTGCCCGACTACCCCTTCTACTTCCGGAACGACGTGGAGTGCGCCGCTATGCTGCGATGGGTGGCCGAGAACTACGATGAGGCGAAGCGGCGCATCGCCCACGTGCCGGCCCTGATTAGGGAGCGCTACGATCGAACCGCCAATATCGGCGCGCTCCTGGACATCGTGGAGGCCCGGGTAGCCGATAGGAGAGAGCGGGCCCGCGAACGCGCCGCCCGAGATCTCGAGGCGACGGAGGACCTGGTGGAGAATGCCCTGCGCGGCGTTGGGACGCCCTGCTCATACCGCGACCTAGGCCGTGCACTTGTGCACATGAGGCCGAATCTACTCCGACAAGGGCTCAATTCGCGCGGGCAGATGCTCGCCTGCCTCACCCAGAACATGCTGCCGGCGGGCTTCGTCGACAACTGCCTGCAGCCCGAGCCGTCCTACATGGAGGCTGAACATGAGTCCGCGTAAAGGTGACAAGGCCGTTCATGTCTGGCTCCCGACCAGGCAGGTGAAGATGATCGACTACCTGGCCGTCGATTGGGAAACGAACCGCACGGAGGCGCTCCGGCGCCTGGTGGATGAGGCCCTGGAACGCTACGATCCGCGGGCGAAGCGCAACGAATTGCTGGAGCCGCCTGCCGATGGCTAAACCGCCTCCTATCCGGGAGCCGCAGAGGATCGCCGTCGACCTCCTGGACCCGGTCGAGTGGAACCCGAACGTGGAGAGCGACGCCGCGTTCGCCGCCCTGGTGGAGAGCATCAAGGCGGACGGCTTCACGATGCCCCTGCGCGTGGCGCCGACGCCGGACGGGAGATACCAGATCATCGCTGGCGAGCATCGCTGGCGCGCCGCCAAGCTCCTGGAGATGCCGGAGCTTCCCTGCATCGTCTTCGCCGACTACGACGAGGACAAGCGGAAGTTCGAGACGGTCCGCGACAACATGCTGAAGGGGCGCATGAGCGGAGTCGGCTTCACCAGGGTCTTTCTCGAGCTGTCGAACAAGTACGGGCCCGACGCCACACGGCGGCTGATGGCCGTTACTGAGGACAGCGAATTCAAGCGCCTGTTTCGGGACGTGCGCGCCAAGCTTGCGCCCGAGATCCGCAAGCGGCTCGATGCGACGAAGAGGGAAATCACCACCGTCGAGGACCTGGCGTCGGTGCTGAAGCAGATCACGGCCGAGCACGGCCAGCAGTTGCACTGGGGCTTCATCGTGTTCAAGTACGCTGGCCGGACGCACTTGATGGTGAGGGCGAGCGAGCGTACGATGAAGAACCTCACGCGCATCGCCGAGGAGTGCGAGCGCGCTGGCGTGGACATCAACGAGCGTCTGAACGAGCTGCTGGAGGTCTACGCGCCGCTGAAGGGGGCGGCATGAGAGAGAACCCCGAAGAACCCGTTAAAGCTCCGCAGCGGTTGGGCGGGCGGCACGTGTCCCGCGTCGAGGCGTCGCCCTTCTGCGACGACATCGTTGACCTGCTGCAGTCGCGCTGGTCGCCGGGCAGCGTCGAACGCTACCTGCGCACGCTCTACGCCGACTATCCCGACCTGCTCGCCGCCATTCCAGGGCGAAGCTGCATCCAGCGTTACCGAGAGGCCCACGTTCCGGACGCGGCGATGCTGCCCGAGAGCTTCATCCAGAAGAAGCTCGCCGGCATCGACGTCAAGATCAACGTCCTCGAAGTGCTGAGCGGCCTGGTGCCGTCCTTGATCGACCGGATAGGTCGGGCGATGGAGGTGGAAGAAGGGGCGCGCGGGGGCTTCTTGATGGAAGAGATAGACGGCGCCACGCGAACCCTGGTCACCGTCCTTGGTAAGATATGGGAGATCGGGCAGGACGTGGGAATGTACCCGTCGCGCCCGGTCCCGCCGACCTTCCTGCAGAGCCAGACCAACGTCTTCGTTGGGACTGGCGCCACCCCTGAGGTCGAGGAAGAGGTGCTGGTTGCCTACCGCGCCCTCTACGAGAACCGCACAGGGCGGTCGGCCCCCAGACTGGCTGCACCACCTGCCCGAGATCCGGCCGAGGAATAGAGAGCACCTCTTCCACTACGTCAGCCAGCACCTCGGGTTTGACATCGACTACGCGGCCGTCTGCGAGGACCACGTCGCGCCCCTCGACTTCATGGCCGACGCCATCTTCGACCGCTTCCGATCCGCGGCCGTCGTGGGCCCGCGCGGTGGCGGCAAGACCAGGAACCTGTCGATCCTCGACCACCTGAACAGCCGGTTCCGCGAACGCTGCGGGACGAACCACGTTGGCTCGATCCTGGCTCAGGCGCAGCTCGGCTACGGCTATCTGCTTGAGTACTTCCAGATGAAGCCGTTCCGCCGCGACCCGCTGACCCTGCCGACGATGAGGAAGACGACGTATCGCAACGGCTCGTTCGTGGCGATCCTGCCCGGGACCATAACCGGTGTGTCGGGCCCGCACCCGCAGCGCGGCCTGCTGGACGAGGCCGACTTCTGCCCGTGGGACGTCTATCAGCAGTTCCTGGGGATGCCCTTGAGCAGCGACGAGGTGCCGCTCCAGGAGATCATCACGAGCGCCCTGCGGACCGTCCACGGGACGATGCAGCGGATCATCAATGAGGCGCCGGCGCGTGGGCGCCGGGTCTACCGCTGGTGTGTGTACGAGGCGATGCGGCCCTGCCCGATGTGTGAGGACGCCGAGAGGGTGAAGCGGGGGATTGTCCTGGAGCCGCCGAGCTGCCCGTTGTGGCGCGAGCCGAGCGAGTGCGGCGGCCGGGTTCGAAACAGCCGTGGGCACCTGAGGCTTGAAGATATCCTGCACAGGCACCAGGAGGTTGACGAGGAGACCTGGATCGTCCAGTACCTTGTGCGAAGAGGGTCGCGGCAGGGGCTGGTGGTGCCCAACTGGTCGGTCCTGCCCGACGGCAACGTGACGGAGGAGGCCGAGTACGACGCGGAGGCCGGCCCCACGTTCTGGTGCTGGGACTACGGCTTCACCGACCCGTTTGTCCTCTACTGGTGCCAGTTCTGCAAGAACGGCGACGTCCACGTGTTCGACGGCGTCTACGTCACCCAGCACGACATCGACGAGGTCCTCGACTACGTGCACGACGGCTCGCTCGAGAAGGAGGAACGCTTCTTCTGCCGCGACCCGCGCAGCGGCGAGCGGCGGGGCCCGTACAGGAAGCCGCGGGTCTCCTACGGCGACCCCAGCTCACCCGAGACGGCCTACCGTATCCGAAAGCGCTGCCGGGTCCGGGACCTCAGCAAGCCGGTGAGAATCCTCGATCGCGTGTCGGTCTATCGGCGCTTCGTCCGCGACAACAGCGGTTACCGCCGGTTCAAGGTGCACCCGAGAGTGCCGGGCCTGGCCGAAGAGATGGAGGTGTGGCACAGGGTACAGCTTCCCGATGGGACCTACGGCGAGCAGCCTGCGGAGAATGTTGCCGGAAGCAATCCCGATCACGGTTGTGATGCTGTATCATACGGCTGTGTGGGGGTAGATAAGGGGTTCCCCGCTGAGGCCGAGTTCCGGGTCTTGGGAGGGAAAAGGTGAGCGAGACTGGCCTGACCGACGCTGAGAAGGCACTTCTTGAGCACCTAACGGCCGCCTGGACCGCCTTCTCCCAACTGCCCCAGCAATCCCCGAGCGATCCGGTTCACTTCATGTTCTCCCTGCGCCACTGCCAGGACGTCGTGGCCGCCCGACCGACCTATCGCCGGCTGGCGGCCGAGGTCGCTGAGAAGGCACAGCAACAGGGAAAGCGGAACGGTGGCGGCGGGTGAGCCATAACGCCAGGAAGCGCAGGGCCGCGTCCGCGCACAGGGCGAATGAGATAGCTAAGCATCAGGCGAGGAAGCAGGCGCGGAAGAGCGTCGCCTCCGCCGTGATCCTCCCTGGCTCGGTTAGTGCCCGCCGAAGGAGCAAGAGATGACGACAGGGACTGAGGTTGAGCTCTGGCTTCCTCCTGGCCACGAGCGGCGCGTCATTAAGGCGGCGACGCCATCGCCGAAGTCCGCGCCGCAGCCGCGCAGCTTCATGCGGCCACCTTTCCTGTACGGGCTTGGCGCTGGGATGGCTGCCATGTATGAGGGCAGCGCCCAGATCAGCCACTTCGAGCTCGTCGCCCTGTGGCGGTCGCTACCCTGGGTGCGCGCCGCCATTCGGCGCATCGCCCTGATCTGCGTGGCGCAGCCGCTGGAGATCGTCGAGGCCCGCGACGAGCTGGAAGAGGGTGAAGACCCCGACCCCGACGCTGGCGCCTACCTGCGGACCTTCTTTAACCCCGACCTCCAGGGGCCCGTGATTAACGTCCGCCAGTGGCAGCTCACCGTGCACAAGCTCTGGCTGACGTTCGCCCGGCTGAAGCTCTTTAACCTCTGCTCGTGGGAGATCGTCAAGAACGGCTTCGGCGACGAGATCGACTTCGTGGTCATGCCGGGGCGGGTGGTGCCGATGGTGGACGCCAAGGGCTACTTCCCCAACCTGGAGAAGGCGTACATCCAGTACTTCGAGGGCAAAGCCGCCGAGTTTGCCATCGACGAGGTGCTGAACTTCCAGGTGCCCGACATCGAGGGACGGTGGACCGCCTCCGACCTGGAGTCGCTGCGCATCGCCGCTATCACCGATCTGTACGCCCAGGCGTGGAACAAGAACTCGTTCCGCAATCAGCGCACCCCACCAGGCATGTGGGCAGCGCCCGAGGACATCGAGGACGACGATTTCGCAGCGCTGGAGGCTAAGATCGAGGCCTGGTATGCGGGGGTCGAGAACGCCAACCGCGACGCCGTTGTCGTGAAGGGTGGCGTCGACTACAAGAGCTTCGTGAGCGGTCCAGGTCCGGGCCGCGACTCGGAGTACCTGAAGGGCCGGACGTTCAGCCGCAACGAGATGCTGTCCGTCGTGGGCGCATCGGCGGGCGTGCTTGGCATGGTCGAGGACGTCAACCGCGCGAACCTGGAGGGCCTGGAGCAGATCCTGTACTGGATGGAAGCCAAGCCCATGCAGGAGATCGTGCAGACGACGCTGAACATGTGGCGCCTCTGGCGGAAGGGCATCAAGGGCTGGCGCATCCAGTTCAAGGTTCCGGACTTCGCCAAGGAAAGCGACGAGGTGGCGGTCGGCGTGAGCGCGGTCGGCTCCGGCCTGCAGACCCGCAACGAGTGGCGCGCCAAGCGCGGCATGGAGCCCTACGAGGGCGGCGATACGTTCCTGATGAATCAGGGCCTCGTGCCGGCTGGCGAGGCGGCCACTCCGCTCTTCGTGCAGCCCGAGGGCGCAGGCAAGGCGCAGAAGGCCGACGCCGCTCAGCCTGTCCTGGACGAGATGCGGCGCTGGAAGAGGGCCGCGCTCAAGGACTGCGAGCGGGGCCGCCGGCGCAAGTTCCTGAGCTCGCAGGTTCCCGACCCGCTGAAGGTGGCGGTCGAGAAGGCGATGCAGGAGCTGGACACCGAGGGCGAGATCCGCTGGTACTTCGACAGCGTGATCCAGGACCTCCGGGACGCCGGCGTGGATGCGGCTACGAAGAAGGCGGCGAGCGCGGACCTGCAGGAGCTGTTTCAGCTAGCGGTGTGAGGCTCGTACTGAAGGCCTGCCCGAAGTGCGGCGGCGATCTGCACTTCGACCCTCTTGAGGAAGAGTACGTGTGCCTGCAATGCGCGCTACGGCTTCTCCTGCAACAGATAAAGAGGAACCGGTCTCCCGAGGCGGTGGCGGTATGTTGAGGGTGACGGTCGAGTCCGTGCCTGCGGCCGGCGCCGCCCCGCGGGAGCACCTGGGGACGGCGCTGATCGCCAACGACTGCACGGGAAGCCCGACGATGGGCAACTACGTGGTGTTCCTGTCGAAGCGGCGGCGACCGCGTGTGGCCTGGCGCCACGGCCGGGTAACCGGCTTTCCGCGCCGGCGCCTCGGACCTTGGGACCTTCTCCTGCAGGCGCTGATGGCGGCGATTGGAGAGCGTAACGGCTATCGCCGAAGGGAGGCACAGGACCACGACTCTCAGCCCTCCGGCGACTGACATCCTCAAGGCGGCGACGCCCCAGCAACGCTACCGTCTTCCGCTCCCCACACGCCCGAAACCCCGCGACCTGATTGAGCCCCACGAGGTAAAGGCCGGCCTCGGTGTCCTCCGCCTGTTCGCGGAGCTGCGCCGTTCGATGCCGGTCGAGGAATGGGTGCGCCTGTCGCCCAACTCGACGCGCAGCCGCATCGAGGGGCTGCTGGCAGCCTGGGACGATAGCGAGGAGGCGCAGCGTCTGTGGGCCAAGATGGGAACGGTCCTGGCGCTGGACGCGATCCTGGGCTTCCAGCGGGGCGGCGCCGACGCCCTGACCGAGCTGGGCTACACCGCTCAGGACGTCAAGAAGGCGGGCCCGAAGGGCGAGGGCTTCCCGCCCGAGCGCTTCGTTCTCCGCGACCCAGCGATCCGGCGCATGCTGTCGCTGACCGTGGGCTCCAGCATCAAGGGAATCCGTGAGCAGACCCGCCGCTCCATCGCCAACTCCATCCTCCGCGGGTTGTCCGGCAACTTCGGGCCGGAGCGCATGACTGGCCAGATAGACAAGATCGTTCAGAACCGGGACCGCGCCGAGCTGATCGCCAGGACCGAGCTGAAGCGCACGCGGCAGATCGGCCGCCTGATGACCTTCCAGCAGAACGGCGTGGAGTACGTCGAGTGGATCTGCCAGTTTGGCGCCTGCTCACGCTGCCGGGACAACGAGGCGGCCGGCGCGGTGCCTCTCCGGTCCGGCCTCCTGGCGCCGTCGCCTCCCAGCGCCCATTTCGGGGGCATGTTTCCGAGCGGCCACGATCATCCTCCCCTACACCCACGCTGCCGCTGCAGGGTGTCGCCGTTCTCGCGTCGCTGCTGGGTTGGCGTGGGCAAGCTGCTGCGAAAGGCCGCTGCCGATCCTTGTGCCTGGGACCGCCCGGAGGTTCCTTGGAGCGGCCAGAGGCGCTCTGCCTGAGACATCAAGAACGCCGGCTGGCGCCGACGCTCTTGTGCTCCGTCACAGGAGGGCACCTGTTTAGGGGCACCTTGAGTGTAGCACGCCTGTCCGTGCTGTCAAGGTCGATTGACGGGCTTAGTCGTTGTGTTATCATCTGCGCGATAGTTGTCGGAGGTGAAGCGTGGAGCTGCATGTGCTCAAGGTTCTCGACCAGGACGGTAGTGTCGTGGCGGAGGCACCCTTCATCGTCCACGACGCGGAGGCGGCAGAGCGCATCATCCGCGGCTGCTGGCCGTCCGGCTGGACCGTCACGGGCATGACGTTGCTCGGTCTGCTCGATGGCGCCCGGAACCCGCAGATCGACGCCATGACGGCGGTGATGCTCCATGCCGCGCCCGCAGAGGCGGCTGACGTCCAGATGCTTCCACCACTGCCGGCCGCCGCCCTGCACGTCACCGCCGACGAGCCCGAGGAGCTGGCCGCAGAGGGAGCGAGGCCATGAATCTGTTTAAGCGCTTGCTGTGCGTCCTGATCGGCCACCGGCCGAACCTGCATAGCGTCCAGGTCGAGGGCGAGTCGGAGTTCCATCTGCTGGACTTCGGCCCGACGGCGGGGGAGCCATCGACCTTCTACGTGGTGCCCTGCCTTCGCTGCCGCGTGCTCATGGCCGTGCCTGTCGAAGAGCGCGCGGAGGATTGGGGCCCGCGCCTTGAGAAGGGTGAGAGCGGCGGTGGCGGTAGAGAACCGGCAGAGGAGGCCAGCCGTGCCTGATGGTAGCGCTGCGAAGATCGTCAAGACGTATCCCGTCAGCCGGCGGGACGACACGTCGTTTCTGGAAGAGATGGGCATCCGGCCCCGCCTGCGGCAGCGCCTGATGGACTGCTGGAAGGGCGACGTGGTGGAGCTGGGCGGTGGCCTGACAACCTTGACCAGGGAGCAGCTTGACGGCGTGTCCGACGAGCAGCTCCAGGAATGGGGCCTGACGGCCCGGGAAGTCGGCGAGGTACGCCGGGCCGCGCGGGCAGCGGTAGGGCAGGAATCCTATCGTTGACAATGACGCGGGAGCTGCAGGCCCATGAGACGCCGCCGGCAGAGGGTGCCGAGCGCGCTCAGTATTGTGCTTGCGGAGCGCCCTGGTTTATGGTATGCCTTAGACGTGACGTGATCGTGGTGCGAATGCGCCAGAAGCACCACGGGGCCTGGCACTACTGGGAGGTGCCCCTTGACGAGCTGGTAGCCGAGATCAACAGGACGGCCGCCCGCCTGCAATGACCTGGCGCTGAATCTGATCCCCAGCACTTAACGAAGAGGTCCCTTGGAGACCCCACCGTCTTTCGGTGGGGTCTTTGTCGTCATGAATGCTGTGGACATCGCCAAGATCAAGGACATCGACACGTTCGACCCGTCGAAGGTATCGGATGGCGGGCTTGTCGCTGACCACCGCCTGACGCATATCTGGTGGGCCGAGCTGAAGAAGGGCAACGAGGTCCTTGTCCACGAGAAGCCGCTGAGCCAGAAGCGCTGCCGCGCCCTCCACGCTGGGATCGTCGCCGAGATGGACAAGCGGGGCATGAAGCACGACAGCGTGCTGAAGCGGCTGACCGATCCCGTCCTGGTCGTCCCTCACTTCGTGAGCATAGTCGGCTCGGCGGTGCAGTCGGCCGACGAGGTCCTGGCGATCAAGGCCGGCGGCAACGGCTCGAAGCCCGGAGACGTAGACCTGCTTTACCGGCTTGAGGCGTGCGACCACAACGCCGGCCTGATAGAAGGGTTGACCATCCTGATGCGGAAGGAGGTTGACCCAGGCAAGAGCGGCAAGCCCGAGCTGCATCACGTGTTCAGCGCCTCCGGCCCCCACTCCGACTACGTTCCCCTGTACGACCTGGTGCTGCGTCCCGTGGAAGAGCGCGCGGTGGTCACGCTGAAGAAGGCTGGGCCCGTGCGCCTGAACCTGGGCTGCGGGAAGGAGAAGCTGGACGGCTACGTGAATATCGACGCCCGGGCCGACGTCAAGCCGGACGTCGTCCACGACCTGAGCCAGGGCATCCCCTGGCCCGACGGCAGCGTGGACGAGGTACGGGCCTGGCACTTCCTGGAGCACCTGGAGGACCAGGTCGCCATCATGGGCGAGATCTGGCGGGTGCTGAAGTCCGGCGGCGTCCTGGCCTTCGAGGTACCGAGCACGCAGGGCGAGGGCGCCTTCGCCGACCCGACCCACAAGAGCTACTGGAACAAGCTGAGCTTCCAGTTCTACGCCGACCCCAAGCTCCGGGAGGAGGCTGGCACTACTGCCGAGTTCGAGATCCTGGACCTTGAGGAGGAGACGTTCGAGGAGCCGGGCCTTTGGGAGACGGTTCACGTCCGCGGGCGCCTCCGGGCCGTGAAGCCCACGACGAAGGCGCTGACCGCCGACTCGCCCTCTGGGATGGCGCTGCAGGCCGAAGACCTGGAGAAGGTCGCCCTGAAGCCCTTCGGCAAGTGGATACCGCCCAAGCCGGCGGTCGCCGAGTACACGGAGTTCCTGTCCAGCTCGGAGCTCTGGGATCACTGGGCAAAGGACCGCATCGCCGGCGGCCTCGACGTCGAGGTGAAGTTCAACGGCTACCGTACGGTGGTGCAGAAGGCGGGCGGCCGCGTCGAGATCGCCTTCGAGAATATCCGCGACCGGGCCAAGGTCTTCCCCGACCTGGCGAAGATGCTGCTCGCCATCCCTGGCGACTACATTCTCGACTGCGATATGGGCATGGTACGGGATGGCAAGCGGCTGCCTCGCACCGAGCTCGACCCGCTCCTGGCCGACGAGCCCGACCTGGCCGGCGCCACCGTCGTGCTGACCGTCTTCGACCTGCCCTACCGGGAAGAGGACCTGCACGAGAAGCCGTGGACCGAGCGGCGCACCGCCCTGGAGGAGTTCTACGCCAAGAACCTGAAGGGGAAGGCCGCCTTCGCTATCACCAGCACCACCATCGTTCACGACCGCGCGCAGATGAACGCGGCGATCCTCAAGGCGAGCGCCGTCGCCATGTCCGAGGGCGCCATGGTGAAGACCCTCGACGGTCCCTATGGCATCGGCGGGTCGACGAACGAGTGGTCGAAGGTGAAGCACGTCACCGAGCTGAAGGTGACGGTGATCGACAGCAAGGACAACGCCGGCGGCTCGAAGACCTACACCTGCGGGCTGCTCCACGGACGCGACAGCTACACGAACCTCCAGGAGTACGACGGCCGGGAGTACATCGACGTCGGCGGCGTCAGCGACAACGGCACCTATCCCCTGGGCGCCGTCCTGACCGTCCAGGTCCAGGAGCTGGTGAGCGGTCCCGATAAGGACGGGAAGCCGATCCTGTACTGGGTCGTGCCGACCGTGATCGACCGGGACATCAGCCGGAAGGACGCCTACTACGCGAACCAAGCGGTCGATATCGCCCGCCGGGCCCACGTCCTCCAGGAGCCCAAGCAGAAAGTCCAGACGTCTGGACAAGTGACCTGCCCGGAGATCGCCGACGCCGACTTCGAGCTGCTCGAGGTCCCCGACATCGGGCTGATCCACCTCCTGAAGCAGGGCGAGGGCGAGTCGCGGGGTGAGCGCTTCCTGCGCCTCTGGGAGACCGACTGGCAGAGAATGTGGCCGCCCAGCGGCACGGGCCAGTTCGTCTATCACCACCACTACATGGGCATCAAGGAAGAGGACGCCGGCAAGAGCGAGGCCGACCTGCGCAAGGCCGGCTACCGCTACCACGGCGACCTGCGCTGCCAGTTCAGCCCCAAGCTCATGTTTCACCCCGTCATCTTCAAGCCGGACACCGACGACGACGGGACCGACGAGTTCCTCGCCGCCGACCACGCGCCCAGCTTCCAATGCACCTGGTACGGCCCGCCGCCCGTCGAGTGGCTGAAGGTCGGGCGAGGCAAGCCCGCCGTCTTCAAGCCTGGCGAGGCCGGCGCCAGCTCCAAGACCTACGGCATGCTGTTCGCCGTCGCCTACGGCACCTGGGACATGGGCGTGTGGCACCGCCACAGCTTCGAGCTCTTCTTGAAGGACGAGAAGGGCGACATGAAGGGCCGGCTGGTGATCAGCTCCGTCCCCCGACCCACCGGCGAGCGCTTCTGGCTGGCTCAGTGGCCTGAGGATGAAACGCCAGTCGCCGATACGAAGACGCTCGACGAGGTGGCAGACGAGAGGCGGAAGCGCGGGGATCACTGGCTGGTGTGGGCAAAGCCTGGGGAGAAGCCGAAGCTCGTCGATCTGAAGGCGAAGGCCGTCGAGAGCCGCATCGTCCTGAAGATGCTGATCATCAAGGCGGTCGAGGAGGAGCACCTGGTCTACGGGCCCGTGCTCAAGCCGTGGCCGTACATCGACCTCCAGGACGAGGTGGTCAAGGCCGAGGAGATCCGCAAGGCGGCGCACGGCTTTATGGAGCGCTTCCAGCAGATCGGCGTTATGCACGTGTACGACGACCCGAGGCTCCGGGTCGTCGAGAGCTACCTGGCACCGACAGACTTCGAGCTGGAGGGAACCGATGGCAAGCTGCATAAGGTAGTCAAGGGCACCTGGATCATGGGCGTGCGAGTGAACGATCCGCGCGAGTGGGAGCGCGTGAAGAAGGGTGAGCGGACCGGGTTCAGCATTGAGGGCCGGGCGCGCCGCATACCCAGAAAGCGGTCCGAGATCAAGTGACATTGGTCATGCTCGATTTCGGGTACGAGGCGCTGAAGGAAGGCGGCACGCTCCTCTCCGCCCTGGTGCTCGCGGGGGTGTTCACGTGGGTGGTGCGCAACAATCAGGTCGTCACAGAACGCCAGCGCCTGGCGTTCGAGGAGTTCGTCAAGGAACAGATGGCGGAGGCCAGGCGCCAGGCCGAGATCAGAGAGGCGTTCATCACCGAGCTGTTGAGAAGGCTGGAGGCAACAGAAGTGCAGCATACCGAGCTCATCGCGGCGCTGAAGGCGCACTCCGATGCCGAGATGCCGGCCCTGCGAGAGATTGCCGCCAGCATACATGAGGTCCATGTGGCGCTCGTCGAGAACAACGGCAAGCGCAAGAAGCGTTAGGAGCGGATATGCCTGACGCGAAGAAGCCCGATGAAGTCGGAGAGCTGGTCGATCTCCACGTCAGTGGGGTGGACCTAGTAGACGTGCCAGCCCTGGGTGAGGACTGGTGGGTCGTGAAGCGCAGACAAGAAGGAGGCGCGAGAATGTCGGACTTGGACACCGACCCCAAGGACCTGGCTGGCCAGGTCGCCTCCATTGGCCGCGGGTTGGCGGTGCTGGTCGAGGGTGACCAGCTAAGCAAGGAAGCGGCCGTGGAGATCACCAATGCCCTCGATGTGCTGGTGAGCAAGGCCGCCGGCGACCTCGGGGACGACGAGGTGAAGGCCGTGAAGGCTGCTGTCGAGCAGCTCGACAAGGTCTTCGACTCCCTGCCGGCTCCCCTCCAGGAGGCGGTTAAGGCGCTGCGCGCCGCCATCGCGGGCAAGGCGAAGAAGCCGAAGGAGAAGCCGAAGTACGGCTATCCGGAGCCCACCAAGAAGGGTGGCGACGGCGAAGGTGAGGGCGAGGGCGAGGGCGAAGCGGCCAAGGGTGCTGAGGGCGCTCCGGCCGGCGAGGGCGCTCCCGCTGCCGCTCCGGCCGCTGAGGGCGCGCCGACCGGTGAGGGAGCGCCGGCTGGTGAGGGCGCGCCGGCTGGTGAGGGAGCCGCGGTCCAGAAGGCTGCGGCCGAGGCGCCGGCTGGTGGCGTGGCGAAGCAGACCGACTTCGCCGGGCTGATCGCTGGCCAGGAGGCGACGAGCCAGTTCTGGCGGCTGAGCGACGCTCTGCACCAGGTCTCGCTCAATATCCTGAAGGCCGCGGAGGTCAAGACGGACGAGCGCGGCAACCTCATGAAGAAGGCGCTGGGCGACTTCAACTCCAGGTGGCTGGCCGCCTTCGAGAACGCGGCCACCGTCTACAAGCCGGAGAAGGCGGCCGGCAGCGAGGAGCTGACCGACACCTCGAAGCGGGCTCTGGAAGCCGTCGTCGCCATGAGCGGTCTCACGCTGGGCGACATCGAGAAGCGGGGAGCCCGCTTCTCGAAGCAGTCCCAGATCGAGATCAAGAGCGCCATGGACAAGATCGAGGAGGGCGTGAAGGCCATGCTCGCCCTGCTCGAGGAGGGCTCTACCCAGAAGGCCGATGGCGACGGTACGCCGGCTCCCGCCGTGGAGAAGCGCGCCGATGGCGCTGTCGACGCGACGGGCATCCGCGACGCCATGAAGGAGCTGGTTGCCTGGGTGCAGGACCTTCAGGGCGCCATCGTGGACGTGGCGAAGGGGACCGGCCTGGTGCCCAAGGATGCCGGGGAGAAGGCTCCCGCCGCCGCGGCTGGTGACACTGGTCAGAACGGAGACGCGCCGCTCACCCTCGTGGACGTGGCGAAGGTCGTCCGTAGCGAGATTGCGAAGGCCCGCCGGCCGGTCTACAAGAGCCTCGGCGGTAGCCCTCCCGAAGGGGAGGGCTCGGAGGCCGAGGGTAGCGAGGCCGAGACCGCCCTGCGCAAGCGCTTGGACGCCCTGCCCCCGCGTGAGAGGCTGGGCGCGCTGAACCGCATCATGTTCGGGGTGCGGGTCGAGTAGCGCTCCGAACCTACCTGCAGACGGACGATAGCGACCGGATCGTTCTGCGTGGCGGTTTCGGTTGAAGGAGGTATGAATCATGCCCCCCAGCGCGCAGGTTCAAGGGGCCACCAGCGAGCTCATCAAGGCGCTGACGGCGGCTTCCGGCTCTGGTGCCGCTCTCCAGGCGGAAGACCTGGAGAAGGTCCTCGTGGAGGACCTTCTGAGCCAGAATCCGCTGGTAGCCCTGCTTGAGAGGACGCAGGCCACGGCCCGGGTGCACGAGATCGTGCGGCGCACGGCGCGTCAGCAGGCCCGTTTCGAGGGCGAGCTGGCGAAGGAGACCAGCCCTGGCGCGTCGACCTTCGATCGCCCCACCGTCACCCTGAAGATCGACGACTACTGGGGCTCGGTTTCGGGCTTCCAGATGGGCGCGAGCAAGAAGTTCTTCGACTCTCTGCTCCTGGAGCAGGGCGCCGGCGTGGAGAGCATCAGCGAGATGCTGGAGTTCTGCACCATCTGGGGCGCCTCCGGGAGCACGGGTGAGAAGGACGTCTCGGGTGGTGGCGCGGCGTCCGGCGACCCGTACCAGTACAACGGGTTCGACCGCCTGTCCCAGACCAACGTCTTCGACGTGAACGGGGTCGTCGCGCTCAGCGTCCTGGACGAGCTGATCGACGCGGCCACGCCGTACAGGGGCACGGCGAAGGACCCGCTGATGTTCATGATGAGCATCGGCATGCACTCGAAGGTGAGCGGCCTTCAGACCCTCGCCCGCCGGGAGACGCCCGACGTGGAGTTCGAGGGCGGAATGCGCATGTCAACATATCGCGGCGTGGTCATTCTGGAAACGAGCTACGTGAAGCCGACCGGCGTGGCGAAGCCGGGGAACCTCTCCGCCGCAGCCGTCGCCGGCGGCACGCTGCCCGACGCGACGCAGTTCTTCTATCGCGTGGCGTCGGTCACGCAGAGGGGCGAGCAGGTGGCCGCGGTCGAGGACGACGCCACGACCGCCAACCCGAACAAGACCATCCGCCTCACGTGGGACGACGACGCGGATGCCATCCTCTACAAGGTGTTCCGGGGCACGGCCAGCGGCACGGAGACGCTGCTGGCGGTCATTCCCGCCAACACCTACGACGCGGACGGCAACCCGTTGGCGCGGGTGGTCACGTTCGACGACACCGGCGGGTACACGGCGCCTCCGCACGCCGCCAACCAGAAGCCGCTCGACGCCGGCGATGAGGTGATCTTCCTGATCAATCGCAATCCGGCTCGCGGGGCATCGCTGGTCGGCATGCTCGACCCGTTGGGGCAGCCCCAGGCGAACTTCATGGCCTACATTCCGCTGGCGATCACCCGCGGGACGTACGACTTCTTGATGCGCTGCCTGGTGGCGCTCCAGATTCCGTGGGAGAAGCTGCACGCGAACGCTCGCCGCGTGAGCGTGGCGTAGCGGCTGGTCGAGCGGAACGAAAGGGATAACTCCCTCCGCGGGAAGAGGGCCGGCGACCGCTGCTGGCGGGTAGGCGGTCGCCCGCCCCTTCCGACGGGAAAGTGAGGAGCCATGACAGGACAGAAGCTTACCGCCGCTCGCGTGGCGGCGATGGTCGAGCAGTACGGTTACGGCGGCGGTGGCCAGCCGCTGATCCCCGACTTGCAGGAGTTCCTCGACGACATCGTGGTGTCGCTCGAGGACCCGGGCCGCAAGTCCGTCGGCCTGGTGAACTTCGCGGCCCAGGGCGACTGCACGAGCGTTACCGTGGGCACGGTGACGTACACCCGTGGCACCCAGGACAATCCGAAGGGCATCTGGGGTGCGGGCGCGAACCAGGGCGCCTCAGCCACTAACCTTGCCGCCGCCATCAACGGCGACCAGCGAAACGCTGGCGGGCCGTACTACGCGGCCATCGTCAGTACCGCCACGGTCTTCATCTTCGCGCTGGCTGTTGGCGCAGCCGGGAACGTGGCGGTGGCGCGGGTCGGCGGTGCCCAGCCGGCAACGGTCGAGAACCTGGTCGGCGGCGCTGACGCGGCGGTCAAGCAGACCGTCGTCGTCAGCCATACCGTGACCACCGAGGAGGGCACGTTGGTCGAGGCGCACATACCGCTCCCGTTCGCTCCGTCGAGCTGGACGTGGGTGGTGCGCGACGCCAACGGCGGCGAGAAGGCGGTCACGGACCGGGCCACGGTGCAGACCGGCCCGAACCGCATCAAGGTGGCTACGAACGGCGCCACGCACATCGCGGCCACGGACGTGATCGTGGTGGTGGCGGTCGAGTAGCGGTAACGCTTGGCGCCTCAAGCTGCTGGGCGGGGTCGTTTTCCTCGGCCACCAGCGGCGTCTCCGCCCAGCACTAGGCGCGGGAGGTCTTGATGGAACCGTTGACGCTTCCCGACCTGCAGTACGGCGCTCTCTCCGGGCAGTCCAAGAGGGTGGCCGCTGGCGCCACCACGCAGGTGAAGGAGAAGGGCGGGGTCGTGCACCGCATTCTGGTTGAAGCGGTGCCGGCCGCCGACCGGACCGTCACCCTGCGAGACGGCGACGCCGACGGCGATCCCATCGTGACGGTCGTCGTCGTGCCGGCCGCCCTGAGCTACCCCGCCATCCCCATCGGGCTGTCGTTCAAGGATGGCATCAGGGTGCTGTGCAGCGGGGCGGTGGACCTGACGGTCTGCTATAGCTGAGCGACGATGGCCGTTACAGATAAGGCGAAGGTGGCCGCGCTGACCGGCCTCGCCCAGGCGGAGATCCAGGACGACTGGATCGCCTGGGTGCAGGACCTGATTGAGAACCGCCTCGGCACGCCGTTCGGTACGGCTGACGTGACCGAGACCCTGGACGGCAAGGACAGGGACGTGGTGTTCCTGAAGTACCGTCCGGTGACGGCCCTGACGAGCGTGAAGGTGTCGGGCGTTGCCCTGGACGCCAACGCCTACAAGCTCTACGGCAACGAGGGCTATGTCCGAATGCTGTCGTCGCTGCCCTACGTCGTGCAGTCCAACCTGCCCCCGATGGTCTTTCCGGCTGGCGTCCAGAACGTCGAGGTGCAGTACACGTACGAGAAGACCGTCGCGCCGCGGGTGGAGGCCTGTGCGACGCAGATGGTCGCCCACATCGCCCGGGCTGCCAAGGCGGGACTGGTGGGCACGGGCGGGGTCAGCTATAGCGTGGGCCAGGTGTCCGTGACCAACCAGGCGCAGGCGAAGCTGCACTCGGAGCTGGTCGACATCATGAAGTCGATGCTCGGCCCTGGCAAGGCCAAGTTGGGCGGCTTCAAGGCGGCACCGACATGGTAAGCCTGCCGACCGCCTTCTACGAGTCCCTGCTGGGTCAGACGTGCACCGTCGTGCGCAACGTAGGCAGCACGCATGACGCCAACGGCCACCTAATCGCCGACTGGCAGGAATGGGGCAGCGACGTTCCCTGCTGGCTCCAGCCCTTGTCAGCCAAGGAACGGATGGCGCAGTCGGGGGACATCACGGCCGCCGACTACCGCCTGTTTCTGAAGGCCGGGACGGACGTCCTGGAGGCGGACCGCGTGACGGTGGACGGCGTCGAGTATCAGGTGACCGGCGTCATCGACGCCGGCGGTATCGACCACCACCTGGAGGTCGACCTGCGCCGGACTCGTTCAGGAGGAGGCTAGTGGCTCGCGGATTCGATTGCCGCGTGAAGCTGAACTGGAGGGGCCAGATGGCCTACTCCACGACCCTGCACCAGGTCGAGGCCGGGCTGCACAGCTTCGGCCGGGCCGTGCGCGACGGGGCGAAGGCGAGGGCGCCGGTGCGGACCGGCCGGCTCCGGTTCTCGATCGGCTACCGCGTGGGGACTGACGCGATGCTGCGTAGCTTTCAGGGCAGGTTCGCCGGCGGTGGCAAGGGGCCCGTCGTGGTGGTCGCCAGCGGCATGGAGGCGGAGTGCGGGTACGGGGGCTACGTGGAGATGGGCACCAAGTTCATGCACGGCCGGCCCTTCCTCCGGCCCGCGTTTGACTACGAGACGTCGCGCATCGGCGAGCATCTGGGGGTGCGGCGGCGATGACCTTCAAGGACCCGATGCACATCGTCCGCGACTATCTGCTGGGCAGCGGCGACCTGACCGGTGTGGTCGGCCAGCGGGTCTTCGCCGGGAAGATGGAGGGCGGCGTCGATCAGGTGCCCTGCATCTGGTTCGCACCGGAGCCGGGGCCCATGGAAGAGCAGGCGCCGATGCACTGGATGAGAATCGGCTTCCGCTGCCTTGGCGGTACGCTCCTGGTGGCTCAAGAGCTGGTGGAGATCCTGAGGCTGGAGCTTCAGGTGAACGGCGCCTACGCCGAGCGTGCTCCGGGCTTCCTGGGCGCGATCCATGACAGCGGTCCGTTCGTGATACCCGACTACGCCGACGATCCCGTCTGGCGAGCCGTTGAGGGGCAGTTGGTGTACTACCGCTGCCTATTGAAGCTGGGGGTTGTTGCATGAGCCCAAGAAGGAAGCCTCCGCAGCCGATCCGTTACGACGGCCCCTCCGACGAGTTCATCACCGGATGGGGACTGCACTTCACCCAGGGCCAGGTCCACGAGCTGGAAGAGGAACAGGCCCTGGAGTTGCTCACGTATCCGGGGCACCGCTTCGTCGTTCACGTGCCAGAGCCCGAGGAGACGGAAGGTGCGCCCATAGCTCAGGCCCAGCCGCCCGATCAAGGGCAGGCCGGCCCCGCTGAAGGCGAGGCGGCACCCGCGACGGAGGCCGAGCCGCCATCCGAGACGGGAGGAGTGTGACTATGCCTGTCAACGACGAGGCCAACATCTTCATCGCGCCGGCCGACGTCTGGCTCGCGCCGGTAGGCACGCCGATGCCGGGCGACGACGAGGCATTCGAGGCGCCCTGGACCAAACTAGGGTGGCTGAAGGAGGGCCTGCAGATCGTCCTCGGCAAGGACATCTACGAGGTGATCCCCGACCAGTTCACCGCCGCCGTCCTCGTGCAGGTGACGGGGACCACGTTCATCTTCCGGGCCAGCCTGGACGAGATCATACTCACGAACATGCCGGCCCTGTACGGCCTTGGCAGCGTGCAGACCCAGGCGCCGGGAGCCGGACAGATCGGCAAGGACACGTTCAAGGTGGCTGCGGCCGTGGCGTGTCCGACCGAGAAGGCTGTCGCGGTCGAGGGCCTCGACCACAACGGCTTCTACATGCGGGCCAACATGTGGCGTGGCGTGAGCACCGTGGAGATTACGCTGGCGATGCGCAAGGGCGAGGAGATGGCCATTCCTGCCGAGTTCAAGGCGCTTCTCCAGTCCAGCGAGGCCGGGCAGGAGCTGGGGCTGATCGTCCGCAAGACGGCCAACGAGACGGGCCCGTAATCCTTGGGTTGGCCCAAGGATGCCTACGCCGGAGGTGGCGCATCGAGGTCGGAGGTGAACATTGTCTGCCACAACGATAACCGTGCAGGACCTGACGAAGAAGGGGGCCAAGAAGATCACCTTCGAGGCCCTGAACCCTGACGGCATGTACTTCAACAACAGCGGCCGCGAGATCGCTGTCATCAAGGCCGCCGCCGCGTCGAGCGTGACCGTGACGGTTGTGAGCGTGCCCTGCTCCCACCAGCGGACGGGCGACAAGGTCGTGGCTATCGCGGCCAGCGAGGAGCACATGATCTATGCCCTGCCGGCCGCCGAGTTCAATCAGACGACCGCGCCTAACGAAGGGAAGGTGAGCCTGACGTTCGCCTCCATCGTTGGCACGGTGTCGATCGCCGTCGTCAGGACATAGTTCGCAGCCCGAGAAGGGCAGGAGGTACGCTGGTGGCTGAGGAAAAGGTTCTCGATCTTGGCGCGATTCAGGCGCGCGTCAAGAAGGTGAAGCTGGGCGAAGAGGTCTACGAGCTCCCAGAGCTGACCGTTCTGGAGGCCGCTGACCTCTTCGCTCTCGCTGACCGGGCACAGCAGGCAGAGACGCCCGAGGAGCTCACGAAGGCCGTGGTCGACTTCGCCGAGTTCATGACGACGATTCTGCCTGATGTGGACAGGAAGGTGTGGCGCAAACTGTCGCCCGAGCAGATCGGGGCGCTGATCGCCCACCTGTCCCCTTTTCAGACGAACCGGGCAGCGCGGCGGCGGAGAGCGCGGAGGAACGGCCGAGGCCCAGTGGCCCAGTAGAGCTAGAGCTGGTCTTCGCGCACCTGACCCGGTTCTATGGGCTGGCGCCGGATCAGCTCCTGGGTATGCCGGCCCGGCTGTTATGGGCCTACTATCGGCGCATCCCCCAGCTCCGCGCCTTTGAGGAGCGTGTGCAGTTGGGAATCTTCCACGCCGCACGTCCCGATCGTGTCGCCAAGCAGCTCGACATGGCCATCAGAGGCTGGTCGCCGGCGCCTGTCACGCTCGACACGGCGCAGAGCCTCATGGCGGCCGGGATTCAGGTTAAGTAGGAGTGAGCTGTGCTCGAGATCCCGCTCACGCCCCCACCAGGCTTCAAGCAGTCGGGGCCAGGCTGGAGCAGCGACCTTTCGGCAGTGATCCGCTTCTCGCCGAAAGGCCAGGACTGGATCATCGACCTGATGGCTAGAGCGTTAGGCGGCAAGGGGCCGCGAGGTTAGAGCTGTGGCTATTCCGCTCGGCGACGCCATCGTTCAGATCAAGGGCGATACCAGCGGCCTTCAGAAGGACATCGACCGGGCCAAGCAGAAGACGCTTGGCCTGGGCAGCGCGATCAAGGCCGGGCTGGCTGGCGGCGTCGGCTTCTTTGGTATGCAGCAGGCCGTACAGGGCCTGGGCGGCATCTTCGACATGGTCAAGGGGTCGGTGTTCGGGATGAACGCCACCCTGGAGACCTCGACCCTCCAGTTCGAGACCCTGATGGGCAACGCCGACGAGGCGAAGAAGCACGTCGAGGACCTCTTCGTCTTTGCCAAGAAGACCCCGTTCGAGACGGAGCCCGTAATCGAGGCGTCCCGCATGATGCGTACCTTCGGCGGTGACGCCCTCGACACCATGCAGAACCTGACCATGGTGGGCGACGCCGCGGCGGCCACCAGCACCGACATCAACGAGATCGCCTTCTGGACGGGCCGACTCTACGCCGCCCTGCAATCCGGCCGGCCCATCGGTGAAGCCGCGACCCGCCTCCAGGAGCTGGCCGTCCTCTCGCCCCAGGCACGCAACGAGATCGATAAGCTCACCGCTGCTGGAGCCAGCGGTGATGAGCTGTGGACCGTGTTCACGAATGACATGGGCAAGTTTGGCGGGGCCATGGCGAAACAGGCCGGCACTTGGGCTGGCCTGACCTCGACCTTCAGCGACACGATCAAGATTCTGTCGGCGACCGCCCTGAAGCCGTTCTTCGACCTGGGCAAGAAGGGCCTTGAGTCTCTGAACGAGCTGCTTGGGAGCGAAGGCGTGGCGAAGACGGTAGAGCGGTTCGCCACTTCCCTGGCCAAGAATCTGGACCGGGCCGGTAAGGCGATAGGACCGCCGCTGAAACTGGCCGCTTCGGTGACGAAGACGCTCGTGCAGTGGCTCCGCACCTTCCTGAAGACCGGCGATGAGCTGAACGATTTCTTCGCCGATCTGCCCGGGCCGGTGAAGGTGGCCGCTCTCGTCCTGGCCGAGATCGTCCGGCAAGTGCGGGCCCTGCTCGACTTCGCCCGGCCGCTGGCCCAGGACATCGGCCGGCTGATTGACCGGTTCACCGGCTTCGAGCTGCCCTTGGAGCGGGCTGGCAACCGGCTGGAGTTCCTGGGCAGGGACGTGCTGCCGCTGGTGTCGGGAGCTATCCTGACCTTCATCGGGGTGCTGGCGTTCAATACGGTCGCCTCGTTCGTTGGCGGGATCGCGTCCATGGCCACGCAATTCGTGACCTTCCCCATCAAGGCCGCGGCCGGTGTCGCCTCGACCGTCAAGGACTTCGTGTCGGCGGCGGCCGGGATGGTAAGCAAGAGCGTCAAGATCACGCAGACCATCGTGCGCGCCGGCGCGTCCCTGATCAGCGGGCTCGTCGACATGACCCAGAACATCACGCAGTTCGTCCGCCGCGGCGGTGAGAAGCTGATCGAGGACTTCGGCCCGAAGGTCCAGGACATCCTGCAGAAGGTCGGTATCGAGGCGAAGCCCAAGGTCAGCCCGGAGGGGATAGGCCAGAAGCTGGGGCTGAACCTGGCTGGTGGAATCGTGGGCGGGCTCGGTGTGGCGCTGGGGGCCGGTGTCAACGTATCGGCCATAGCGGGGTCCATCGGCAGCATGCTCGCCGCGGTGGGTGCCGCCGTTGCCGGCGTTATCAGCGCGCCCGTCTTGATCATCGCGGGCATCATCGTCGCTGCGATCCTGGCTGGCTTCCTGATCTATAAGTTCCGCGAGCCGATAGCCAAGTTCTTCCAGAAGGTCTTCGGGGCCATCCGCGACTTCCTGTCCGATCCGGCCCGCGTGGGCCGCTTCCTCGGGCGCGCGGCGGCGCTCTTCGCCATCGCCATCGCGTCGATCCTCTTTCCGCCTCTCCTGCCCACGCTCTTGCTGATTCGTTTCCGGGAGCAGGTAGGCGGCTTCCTTGCCAGGCTCGGCGGCGTGTTCCGGGACCTGCTGTCTCAGCTTCCGATTGCCGACATCGCGCAGTGGATCGCCATCGCCCTCTTTCCGCCCCTGCTGCTGGTGAAGTTCCGTGAGCAGGTGATGGGCTTCGTCAGCCAGATTCCTGGAGTGCTCGGCGCCGTGGCCCGGGCGATCCTCGGCGAGCTGGCCGCCTTGCCAGGCCAGGTGCTCCAGATCCTGATGGGGATGCCGCAGTTCTTCCTCGACCTGTTTACGGTCTACATCCCGCAGGCCGTCACTCAGGGCATGCCGCTTACGATCCGGTCGGTGTTGAAGGAATTCCTGGCGCTGCCCGGTCAGATCGGTGGGCTGCTGCAGCTCGTGGTGGGAACCGTCGTCGGCTGGATCGGTCAGCTCGCGTCGATGTTCAGCGGTGTGCTGCCGTGGGAGTGGATAAAGGGGGCCTGGGAAGGGTTCAAGCAGGGCATCGCCGACATCCTCGACGCCCTACTCGGGAAGGGCGCCACGGGAGCCATCGGTAACTGGTTCGCCAACGTCGCCTCCCTGTTGAGTATGCTCCTGCCCTGGAATTGGGTCTCGACCGCCTTCGATGGACTCAAGATTGGCGTCACGACCATCCTCGACGACGTGGTTACGGCGTTCACCGAATGGCCGGGCCGGATCATCGACGCCCTGAAGGAGCTCCCTGTCAAGCTGCTCCAGGCGGGCAAGGACGCCATGCAGGGCTTCGTCGATGGGCTCAAGAGCATCCCCCTCCCCGACATCACGCCTGGCTTCGACATACCAGGAGTGCCGGGCCTGCAGCAGGGAATCCGCCGCTGGCCAGGGGGCGTGGCGTTGCTGGGTGAGAAGGGCCCGGAGATCGCCGCCATGCCCACAGGCACGACGGTGGTGCCGGCGGCGCAGACCGCCCGACTCCTGGAGAATCTGGGACGCGGTCGCGGGATCAATCTCGCGCCGTCCTTCGAGATCAATATCCAGGCTGCTCAGGACTGGCGGGAGGCCAAGGCTCAGTTGCTGAGGGCGGTGGAGCGCCACCTCGACGAGATCGCCGCCACCGCTGGTATTGCCAGTCCGCTGACCGTGCAGGGCGCGGGGATTCCGAGGGTGTGAGATGGTGGCGCTGTTGTGGGCCTTCGCCGGGTACACCTTTCCAGTCGAGTGTCAGCCTAGCGGTCGCCAGGGCGCCGGGGAATGGAACAGGGCGCTGAAGAGCGTGATCCATCAGCCGATCAACAGCGACACGGACGTGATCACCGACTTCGGTTTCACCAGCCGCCGGCGCACGATCGAGGGCGATTGCACCCAGGCGTTCCGCAACCAGATGCGGACCTTCTTTAACAACAAGACGATCGGCAACCTCGTTGATGGCGAGGGACAGAGCCAATCGGCGCGCATCCAGGAGCAGGACTTTAAGGAGGTCCTGCCCGGGCTGATGTACCGCTACACGATGACCTTCATCGCCAGGTGAGCCATGGTCTACTCGGTCATGGAAGCCACGCGCAGCGTGACGCCCGTTGCAAGGGTGAAGGGTATCACGCTGCCCAACGTGATCGGTGCCGTCGTAGCCAACGACATCGACTCCCCTGTACCTACCGCTGACATCACGGTGGCCGGCGTCCTCCCCAGTTGGATCGGACGCGGCGACAGCGTCCAGGTCGAATTCGCTAGCCGGCTCTTTACCGGCGAGGTGAAGCGCCGGCGGCCGGCACTCGGGCAGTACGTGCTCCAATGCGTCGGGAAGACTCAGCGTCTGTGGCAGCCGTTCAAGACAGCCGCCTGGGTCTTCGCCAACGTGAGCGCTCAAGCAGCGGTGGAGGAGATCCTGGACGACGTTGGCGTGACCGAGCGCGTCATCGACATGGAGGCGTGGACGATCGGCACGGTGAAGCCGGTGCTGCTTGACCTGGCCAACCCCGGAGAGGCGATACAGGCGATCATCGAGGTCGACGGGCACAGGATGTTCGAGCTCCCTTCCGGCGCCCTCGTGATCCGGAAGCTCCTGGCGGCTCCGGCACCGACGGCCTTCCGAACCTACACGACCAGCGGCTCGCCGCCCTGGGTGCTCGACATCAGCTCGGACGAGGACGTTGACCAGGTGAAGAAGAAGGTCTACGTCTCCGGTGCCGTCCTCGACGGGTTCGACTCCGAGGGCAACGCGAAGCCGATCCAGATCAAGGGCCAGCCGGCGGTTACGGACTCGAACGACCTGGTCGCCGGCGACCCCGAGCTCTACTCGATGAACTACCGCTCGGAGCTCCTTCAGGACGTCCCGAAGGCCACGGCCGTGGCCGTCCGCCTCTTGGACAAGCAGCACCGCATCCTGGAGTCGATCCCGTTCAGAGTGCCGCTCGACCCCGACATCCGGCTCTGCCAGACCATCGGGATCACCGACCCGAACATCACGGGGAAGGTGGGGCGCTGGTTCGTCAAGAGCTACCGGCACGTCTACGACGCCGAGGCGGGCACGTGCGACACGGAGCTGCAGCTCATGGGCGGCGACCAGTCGGGCACGACGATCAAGCTGATGCCGCTGGCCGACTTCATCGTGAAGATGGAGAAGGAGCTGATCGGCACCACCCTGCAGGTCCTGGTGACGTGCCTCAGCACCTCGCAGGACCTCGACGGCACCATCGTTGACTACAAGTGGACCGACGACTACGTGCCGCCGAACCTCCAGCAAGGCGCGGACCTGAACACGGTCAACTTCGTGTACGACCCTGCTGTGAAGGCCGACGTCACGATCACTCTGGAGGTGACCGATAACGACGGGCTGAAGGGAAGCATCAGCCAGACGGTGAACATCGGCCCTGGCGCGTCTGGTGACATGTTCGTGCCGACGATCTCCGCGGCTATCTACAATCGGGCCACGTTCACGCCCGATGGCGGCTGGACCTGGACCGACCAGGGACCGTTGAGCGGCAACCTCATCTCGACGGCCGCCGCCGAGTACGGCGGGCCCGACGATCTGGGAGTGCTCCTGTTCGGGACGGACAGCGGCAAGATATACCGCAGCATCGACCGGCTGGCGACCTCGCCGACCCTGGTCTACACCGAGCCCGCCGGGTCGCCCATCAATCACCTCTGGTGGGACAGTAACCAGCAGAACGTGGTCTGGGCCTGTACGCAGAATGGGCGCCTGTACCGCTCCATCGGCGGCGCCGGCGGCACGTGGGAGCTCTACCACGACTTCGGCGGCACCTACCCGCTGAACCGCATCGCCACGCCCCCGGGCCCGCCGGTGGTCTTCGTCTTCGGCGGCCGGGCCGACCTGCCGGGCACCCTGATCCAATGGAACTGGATAGACAACGCCAACGATTGGCACTGTCCCGACATGAGCAGTTTTACGCCGAGCGCCGCCGGGGATTCGGTGGCCGAGGCTGCCGCTAACGTCTTCCCCGAGCTGGCGATTATCTTCAAGGGCACGCGTGAGCCGGCCATCATGTATGCCGCCGACCTGTACGCCTGGCCAGTCGTCTGGCAGAACGCCGTGGGGCTGGATGCAGGTCTCAGGCAGGGCCGCCTGATCTGTCCGAATGGGGGCGCGATCGGTCAGATGGGCACGGCTGGCGACTTCCTGGCCGCCTTCGACACGAAGGAGATGTGGGTCTCGACGGACGGCGTGAACTGGACGACGAGCCGTGCCCGTCTGTCCACGCCGACAGCGCCCACGCTGGCACCCATCGCGGGCAGCCTGGCGTCGGGGACCTACTCGTATCGGGTGAGCGCCATCAACGATCTCGGCCAGACGCTCGCCTCACCGAACACGACTATCGTTCTCGTTGGACCGGCGGGCGTACGCGTGAGCTGGGTTAGCGTGGTGGGCGCCACAGGCTACAAGGTCTACGGCCGCACGGCTGGCAGCGAGCTATTGATGGCGACCGTCGGCGCCGTCAACCAGTGGGACGACCTCGGGTCCGTGGTACCGAGCGGCGCGCTGCCGACGCAGAATACGACGGCCTGGGTCTTACCGGGCACGGCCGCGAACAAGCCGTGGCACGCCATGAACGTGCAGGGGCACCCGAACCTCTTCTTCGGGGCGAGCATCGAGGGTATCTGGAAGACGACCGACAAGGGGAACACGGCTGGGTTCCTGCGGCCGGCGGCCGGCATTTCGACCTGGCCAGGTGGCGCTATCGGGCGAATGATAAGCTTCGTCGCCCAGAGTGCGGAGGCAAGCCAGGAACCGGACGAGATATGGCTCATTGTGGGAATGGCGAGTGGTCACAAGAACTTGTGTAAGCTGGCGGGGACTTCGTGGGAGATCATCAAGCAGGACATTGGAGACGACGCCTGGCGCTTGCAGTGGCACGGCCAGGTGCTCTTCTTCCAAAATGAGGGCAACTCGCTGGCTCACGGTTCCCTCATGCGGAGCGTGGACTTCGGGCTGACGTTTACGCCGGTACTTGATTACTGCTCGGCATTCACGCGAGGGCCGGACGGAACCTTCTGGGCGTGTACCAGGGGCGACGCTGGCACTGATTACGCCACAGACCTCTACATTTGGAGCAGTCCCACGGGCGAGTTTGGGACGTGGACGCAGCGCTACCACCGAAGCGGCTCCAACCTCGTGCCCTTCAACTCGATCTCGGTCAACCCCAACAACGCGCTTCAAGTCGCGGCGGTCAGGGGGGTGTCGGTGGTGGACAACCATTGTGTGTTGACGCTTGACGGGGGAGGCAACTTCGTTGAGCAGCACATCCCTAGCAACTGGGGGGCGGATGTGGCCGACCTCTGGGTGCTCTGGGGGCAGAACAACCGATTGATCCTGACGCATCACCAGAAGGTGCGCATCAGCGTGTCAGATGATTTCAGCGTCAGTTGGACTCAAAAGCATGAGGCCCCGGCTGATACCCTCCATGCGCAGAACTTCATTCGGTGCGGCATGTGGGCGTTTCTGCTGACTTATAACCAGTCGGACGGCCAAGACGACCTCTGCCTGATCCGGTCTAGCAACAACGGAGAGGCGTGGGAGGCAATCTGGCTCAACACCGAGGAGACTAAGCACGCCCTGGCATATAATCCAGACGGCGAGCGGCTGTTCATCTTCTACTCATCCTTCGGGGATAGCCCGTATCCTGCACCAGTGGCAAGGATGAAGCCAGCGACGGCGGCTAAGGCGGACCTGGAGGCCAGTTGGACGGTCATGGAGTACGACTGGAAGACCAAGATCGGGGTGATCGGCTGGTGGCCACAAGGCGCCCTGGCGGTGAAGCTGACATGAGGCGCACCCAAGGGTACGGCCTGGCTAACTCCGTCTCCCTGGCGATGGCGCGCGTCGATCACCTGGAGGCGATGCTGACCCGTGTCACCGACGGGAGGGTGTTGGTCTACGGCAGCACCGGCTCCGGTGCCGAGAGTGGGGATGGAAACGGCGGCGGTCCTCCGATCATCCCCGAGACTTCGGTCCACGTCCTCTACGGATCGAAGCACACCAAGAGCTTGAGGGTCACGGCTGGCGCCGGGCTGAACGCCTCCTACGAGGAGGGCTCGGTCCGGGTCGACGAGACGTACACGCTGGTCGCAGCGGGCAGCATCGCGCTTACCGACTCGGCGACGAACTATGTCTTCGTCAACAACCTCGGAGTGGTCGCCAAGAACACGACCGGCTTCCCCGCCAACTGCGTTCCCCTGGCGGAGGTGGTCACGGCCGGCGGCGTGGTGACGAGCGTCGCGGACCGGCGGTCCTACCTGACGGGGCACCATGGGCCTACCTTCCTCGGCGATGTCAAGATCGGGGTCGATGGCAGCGCCCCAGTTCTCATCATGGCCGCCCAGGATGCCGTAGACGAAGGCGGGCAGATCGACTTCCACAGCGCGGGCGCGTGGGCGACCACCTGGCACCTGGACGCCTACAGGAACACGCTTCGGGCTTACGCGGATGCCGTCGCCCAGTTTGCGATCTGGCCCCTTGGTCTCGGAGCGTCGTTTGGTGGGCCGTTGCGCCTGGGAGCTTGCACGCAACCTCATGCCTACATCGGCTTCGAGTACGTGGGCACCATCGATGGTCACGCAAGCGGGAATCCAGCCCACGGGATGAATTGGGCCAGCGCCACCTTGTATCCGGCGAACGGCCAAAGTGCGACGGCTCTGGCAGGCGGCGGTCGCATTCAGGTAGACGCGGGGGAGACGGTTCCTGATACGTACAGTTGTTACCTGGCGGCACAGATAAAGGTCGGCACGGGCACGATCACGAACGCCTGGGGGCTCATCGTTGAGGAACCGACCATCGGGGTTACTAACTACGCAGCTCAAATCGTTGGATGGACTCGGATCGTCGGTGCCAACGGGAAGTTGAATGTCGGTGCATGGGCGCGCATCGGAGACAGTTGGTTGGCTCCGGTCAACACGACTGCCGGCGACCTAACGGCGTTGCGGGCAGTTATTGGTGCGAATACTGCCATCGAAGCCACGGCTGCTCTTGACGTAGAGGGCGGTGCCCTTGTCTTCGGTAACCTGCTGGTCACGAATGACCCCGCGAGCAGGACGATAAACCCGCTGAGGGGCCTGAGCATCTTCCACATTCCGACCATCACCGCAGGTTCCTTCTACGAGCTGCAGAGCCTCGTGGACGCCAACCCGAGCGGGGCGTCTTCTGCGACCTACGTCGGTCAGCGGGTGTTCGCCGAGTCGCGGCCAGGTAATGTCCAGAACTTCACTGGATACCTCGTGGGCCTGGACGCGCTCGTGCAGCACTCCGGCTCCGGCACGATGGCGAACCTGTGGGCCGGACAACTCTCTAACTTCATTAGTCTAGGCGCCGGAAACGTGGGAACCTGCTATGGGTTGTATGTTCATCCGAGCAGTTTCGTAGGTGGATCGGTCGCGCAGGTCACAGGCGAGGTGCAGGGTATCCACATCGATGGTCCTGCACTGGGCGCGGGCCCCGGGGTGGTTGCTAACTACTACGGCATCTACCTGGTGAACTGCATCGTAGCTACGACGCTGAATGTGGGTATACGCATTGAGGGGATGAACACGGCGGCGTTGTGGCTGTCGTCTGACACGGCGAGCCGGAACGTCATCGCCTGGGGCTCCGGGAGGGACACCAACCTCTACCGCCACGCCGACGGCAACGTGCTCGCCACCGATGACGCATTGAGAGTGGCTCGCTACGCGCGAGTCGGTGCCGTCACCGCCCCGACTAACGTGACTGCTGGCGATCTGAACGCCGCTCGACTATTCGTGGGTGCTGACGCGGCGATCACGGCTGGGTTCATCGCTGACATCGCAGGCGCGCTGCGTGTCGGCACGACGCTCAAGATCATCCAGCACACGCGGCTGGCGTCCGTGGCCGCTGACCCCGCCTACGTGGACGGCGAGGCGCTGCTGTACTTCTACTCGGACGGGGCGGGTGCCGACGAGCTGCGCGTGCGGGGCAAGATTGGGGCTGTTGAGACCCAGGTGACTCTTGCCAACTTGTCCCCGTAGAGTACACTGTACCCCGATGGGCAACCGAGCACAGCGAAGGAGGCTGGCTAAAGCCATGGCTGCTGCACCGAGCGGCGAACAGCGCTACCGCGATCTGATTGAGAAGATTGATCCCGACATCAAGAAGGCGCGGCTAGAGGACGAAAAGAAGACCCTCAGCACGCTTTTCCTCAAGGCGTACACTGACGCGCACTCCCAGACAGCCCTCACCACGCGGCATCGGCAGGCTCTTGCAGAGGCGCCCGAGGTTGAGGACCTGACATCCGACGAGATCAGACAGTTGAACGAGCTCCTCGACCGGTCGAAGGCGGCGGCCCACCGGGTACAGCTCCAGCTCCTCGTTGAGGGCGCTACCGAGGGCCAACGCCAAAACGATTTGATGTTGGAGCATTGGGCCGACGAACTGCAACGCGTAGTGGATGAGCTGGGCAAGCAAGCGAAGATCGGGGTGGTGGAGAAGGACGGAGAGAAGAAGGAGGGAGAGCCGACATGACACCCGCCTCAGGACTTGACGATGTCCTGGTCACGGGGCTGGCCGCGGCTCCCATCATCGCCGCCCTGCTGCAGGTCATAAAGCCGTTCGTTCCTGACAGCCGCTGGTGGCCGCTGATCGCCATCGCCATGGGCGTGGCCTGGAGCCTGGCTGTCAACGCCGCTCTGCCCGACGCTGCCGTGTCCGACGTCGGCTGGATCGCGGCGGGTCTCCGAGGGGTCGTTACCGGAATGGCGGCGTCTGGAATCTACAGCGCGACGAAGAATCTGCGGGAGAGGGCGCTGCCAGCTCAAGACACAGGAGGGACCAGTGAGCCACCAGGGTAAGCGCGTCTTCATCTGGAATTGGGCACTGACAGAGGGCGGCAATGCGCAGCGCATCGCTGCGAAGTGCTGCGAGTACGGCGTGCGGGGCGTAGTCCTGAAGTCGGCGGATGGTGGCCATCCCTTCGGGCCATTCTGGAGTGAGGAGCGAGGGAAATGGATCGTCCAGGAGCTCCTGCGCAACGGCGTGGACGTCTGGCTCTGGCAGTTCGTCTACGGTCGGGCGGGTGTGATTTACGACGACCAGAAGCTGGGCTGGGAGGCCGAGGCTACCCAGGCTATCCGCGCCCTGACTGTGTTGGGCGCCACCGGCTACATGAGCGACGTCGAGGGCGAGTTCGAATCCCTTGACGACCGAGCCGGCGAAATTGCCGAGGCGTACTGCCGACGCATCGAGCAAGGCGCGCCGGGCAAGCCACACTACTGGTGCCCGCTGGCGCAGCCGTCCTATCACCGCATGGACGTGTACGATGCCTTCCACCGCCATGTCGCGGCCGCGTTCCCCCAGGACTACCACGGCTCGATGTACCCGGCCGGCACTCAGTACTACCGGCCGGACCGCGCTAGCCATGCTGCCCGGGTCTGCTACGACGACTTCCTGCAGCATGGGCTGGTGGAGGTCCCCATCGTGCCCGCCGGCGACGCCATCCCTGCCCCGATGAACGCCGCTCATGCGGTCACGGGCGACGAGATCCGCACCTGGGCGCGGACCTGGAAGGAGCTGTCGGGCGGGGGCAAGCTGGGAGGGCAGGGCGCTCTCTGGTGGGTCTGGGAGTACATGACCGAGGAGATGTGGCGCGCCGTTGGCGACGTCACGTTCGACCAGGAGGACGACGAAATGGGAGGCGCAGGATATCGACACAACGCCGTGGCCATCTGGTTCACCGACCGAATCCTGGAGCCCGGTCCGTATGAGAACGGCATCAAGGACGCCGTCTGGCAGATGCGGAGCGACTTCGGCCTGCCGCCCGAGGCCAAGTGGGTGGAGATCGAGCTGTTCCTCGGCTCGGCTGGCGGGGGTGATACCGCCGGCGTAGCGCTCTTCGACGGCGGGACGCCTGACGGATCGAACGATGGCTACGCCGGCCAGGTGACCATGCGAGAGGGCGGTCACGGGACCATCACCGTGAAGCTGGACGACGCCGGCACCTGCCGGGCCCGCTATCCTCTCCGGCTCAAGACGAAGACGGTCGGTTGCCTCCGCTGGTGGCCTGCAGAGGCCCCTATCCCCGTCCGATAAAGACGAGAGAGTCGGCTGGTGGCCGACATCCGTCCAGAAGTCTGGACGGGATTAGCGGCGACCAGCGCGATTGTCCAGACGTCTGGACGATCCAGCTTGCCGATCCAGGCTTTGGGATGGCTCTAATAGGGTGCCATCGCTCACGATGTAGGGTGTTCCTTGGGTGTACACAGACAGCGAGTCATGTAGGATATAGCGAGCGAGTCGCGTCGCCCGACCCCGGTACACGTGGCTTCTTGACAACGGTGAACCTATCTGGTACACTAAACCACGAAAGGAGGCACGCCGTGGCACCAAGTGCCGATGGCAAGACGGACCGCATGAAGCTCATCGAGATAGAGCGCGGTGAGCCCATGGAGAAGTTGCTCCCCCGACTCATCATGGAGAAGGGAAGCGTTCGAGGCGCCGCCGAGGAACTGGAGGTGTGGCCGAGCGTGATCTCGCGCTGGCTCACACGGCTTGGCCTCTCAGTAGAGTACGGACCTCCGAAAGTGGTGGCGCGGGGGTAGGTAAGTTGAATGGTTCCTGATGGGGTCGGGCGGCGCATTCATCGCTTCCAGAGGGCGCAGCGGCTACCGCGACTAGGGCACGTTCGCCTGGGCGTCCGGGTAAACGGCGTGCCGCGGGCGACCGAGTACTTCATCTTTGACCCAGAGACACGCGACGAGCAGGAGCGAGAGCTCCTGCTCGCCGACATCAAGGAGATCGTTGGCGTCAAGCCCAAGCGCCTGCGGATCGTCTTCCCCACCGAGTTCCCCGACGAGGCGGCGGTGTGCGGCTTCCGGGCGTACACGCAGACCAGGGGGGCCGTCTGCCGAGGCGACGGGCTCCAGGCGCTGCGCCTGGTCGATACGGCCACGGGCGCCATGGCCGACGCCTCGACCAAGGAGGTCACGCAGAGGCCGATCACCTGTCCTGGCGGACCTGAGTGCCCGGAGTTCGCCGCCGGGCAGTGCAAGGCGATCATGTTCCTCCAATTCATGATCCCGCAACTGCCCGGGCTGGGCGTCTGGCAGTGTAACCTCGGCTCGCCGGTGGCCATGGAGCGCATCCTGAGCGTCCTGGACGCCGTCGTTCACGCCCTGGGCAGCATCGCCTGGGTGCCGTTCTTCCTGGACCTGATCCGCGAAGAGGTCCAGGTGCAGTCGTTGGGGAAGAAGTTCAAGGTCAGCCGGCCGCAGGTCACGCCCGATGCGACTATCGTCCAGCTCCTGGAAGCGCGCCAGCAAGGCACGACCGCCCAGCTTCTCCTGCCGCCGCCCAAGGAGCCGGAGCCTGGCGAGGCCGAGGAGGTCGCGGCTGAGGCTGAAGCCGAGGTGGCCGAGCCGCAGTCGGGCGACCTGCCCGCCGAGCTTGGCCCGCAGGCGCGCGATGGTGACGCGGGGGAGAAGCCAATTCCGGTCGCCGATCCAGCCGATTCCCAGGTGCGTCCTGCTGAGGAGGCGCCTCCCTTCGAGCCGCGAGACCCCGCCACGATTCGCACCGCCGACGCCTTCTTCCGTGCCTGTCACGAGGACTTTGGTCTCGTCAGTCGCCGCGACGCCCTACGAGCTGCAGGGCTGAAGACCGTGGCCGACGTTGCCAAACCCGACGCTGCTGGCGCCGCTTACGCCGCGATCGTTGCCCGCGCTATCAGGCAAGAACCACTGATCTAGCCTGTTCCCGCGTGGCTTCAGTTTCCCCGCCGTTACTCCGATACTATGATGGTACAGCAAACCACGTGTGCACATCATGTCGGAGACACGGCCTTGGCATTGGCCTTGGCACCCCGCCGGAGGTTCCGAGACAATCGGCCACACCTGGCAGAGCGTCAAGGATGACTACCGACTCTACCTGATCCTGGTCGGGAGGAGCCCCGATACCGTAGAGAACGCGCTCGCTGCCGCCAACGTCTTCGAGCGGTTTTGCGAGGGCGCCAGCGTCGAGCCGCTTGTAGCCTCCACTAACGATCTCGCCCGCTTCGCCGAATGGTTCACCAAGCAAGGAAGGGCCACCGCCACGGTTCGCAACCGCCTGGTGAACCTCAAGGTGCTCTTCGCGTTCCTGGTGAGCCGGGGTATCCGACCGAGCAATCCGCTCGAAGGGCTCAAGATCGCGCGGTCACAGGTCGACCCCGTGCGACCGTACACCGACGACGAGGTAGGGCGCTTCTTCGGCGCCATCAGGACGCTGCGAGACGAGGCGCTGTTCTACGTGCTGCTCTCTACCGGCTGGCGAGCCAGCGAGGTGCGCCGACTTAAGGTGAGCGATATTGATTGGAAGGTCGGCCAGCTCACCTGCAGGGGCAAAGGGCGGAAGAAGCACGTGTCGGCCCCGAGCTGGCGCGCGATCTCGGCCCTGCGTCGCTACCTTGACTCGGCCGGGATCGAAACAGGCTGGGTCTTTCCTGGTGAAGACGGGCGTGCCTTGCACCGCCACAGCCTGTGGGATGCGAACCGGGCCATCGCTCAGCGCGCCGACATCCGGTCAGCCAACGTTCACCGCTGGCGTCACACGTTTGCCCGGGTCTTCATTGAGGATGGCGGGAACGTCCTGGACCTGCAGATCTTGTTTGGGCATTCGAAGCTGGAGACGACGCTACCGTACCTGGAGTACGCGGCGCGCAGTCGGGCTCTGGAGGCCCAGCGGAAGCATAACCCCGTGGACCGCCTGCCCTTGCCTATCGAACGATCCAGACGACCGGCTTAGCGCAGGAACGGGCTTGACAATTCTCTGAAGCGATGTATGATCGCGGCCGGATGTGCCCTTCTTCAAAGAGGGAGAGAGATGAGCTCTACCATTACCGTTCATCTCGAAGAAGGCATACTGGCTGGGTGGTAGCCATGCAACCGCCCGATCTCACGCCCCAGGACCGGGCTCTTCTCTCGTCGCCAGTCGTTACGGTCGGAGAACTCAAGCTGCCTCTGCCAGAAGCCAGGTGCGTCCTTCGATGGGTGGAGTCCGTAGAACCGCAGGGCATACTCGCCCGCGAGCTGCGATCTGCCATAGAGAAGGTCGACGAAAACGGGTCGTGCCAGAGGTCCCCAACCGCTTGACAGTGCACGGCAGGGGTGTACGATAATACTCCCGCCGAGGAGCGTGCGACGCTCCGACCGTCCCCCCAAATCTCGTCGCGGGTTGTCATAGTTGGCGACCCCGAGGGGATTCGAACCCCCGATCTCCACCGTGACAGGGTGGCATGTTAGACCGCTACACCACGGGGCCGCCCACAGTCTGGAGCCCATCGGGCCAGGTTGATTGTAGCCTTGCGGTTGGCCCCCTGTCAACGAGTTCGCCGCCCG